TATCTGCTATTAAAAGAGACGAGAAAAACGATCTTACAGAGAAAATAAAATTCTTCTGTTATGATTGTTATCATCAAGATAATCCAGACCTACCTTTCGAAGAAAGAGTTAAGACTATAAATAATATTAGTCATATAGAGGTTATTAAGGTTGTTGAAACATTAGAAGTGGAACATCCTGAATATGTTGATGAACATCATGATAGGTATGTCAGCAATAATTACGAAGGTGCTATACTTAGAAATAAGCATGGTCTTTATAAGGTAAATGGAAGATCTTATGATCTACAAAAGGTAAAGAGATTTGATGATGCTGAGTTTAAGATTATCGGAATGAAGCTTGATAAGAATAATGAGTGTGTATTTGAATGCGAAATAGAAGGTGGTACATTTGAAGTCAAACCAGATGGAAGCCATGAAGAAAGAGTAGCTTATTATAATGAAGAAAATATTGGTAAAAATCTTTCTGTGAGATTCTTTGGATATACAACTTCAGAATATAAGCAACCAAGATTTCCTATTGGGGTTGGAATAAGAGATTATGAATAGGAGATCATTATTTAAAGCATTAATATCAATGCCCTTATTTGGTCTTCTTAATGAAGAAATTATACCAAAAGAAGATAAAAAATTCGATTATAAAAGTCTTTATATATCAAAAGAAGCTATAGAAGATCTTCACAACTGGAATCTGGATTTTTATAATAGTTCAAGAACAAAGAAATAAATAGGAGATAAATCATGATTAATATACTTTGTTGGAGTATGAATAGGTCAGCACAATTAGATGCTTTACTAACAAGTTTAAGAAAATACATTCCAGCGACAGTAAATGTCTTATATAAAGCCTCTGATTCACGTTTTAACGACGCTTATGAGATATGTAAGAGAAAGCATCCCTTTGTATCATTCGTAAAAGAGGATGATTTTTATAATGATACTCTTTTTTGTATTGACGCAATGAAATCTGATAATATATGCTTAACAACAGACGACACTGTAGTATTCAGAAGTATAAGCGATCTATCGTTTATTAAATCAAAACTATCAAATGACACTGTATTTTCTTTCAGGCTTGGGTATAATACGGTTGTTCAGGACCACATAAACACGTATTTACAACCAGCATTAGTTCCAGATTCAATAGAGAAAGATTTGTTGTTTTGGAACCCAAAGAAATATCAAGGATGTAATTATGGTTATCCACACGCTTTAGATATGCATTTGTATTCAACAGAATATCTTTTACCTATTTTGAAAGAGATTAGATTTAAAACAACGAATGAGCTAGAAGGAATTTTACAGAAATACAACAATAGAATAAATACTCTCTTCTCTCCTAAAGAGAGTGTGGCTTTAAATATTCCTGCAAATAATATCTCTGGTCTTACTGGTGTTAATCAACATAGTATGAGTATGGAAGATATGAACAACGAATTCTTAAAAGGAAAAGAATTACATTACATTTTAGATAGACCTGTTATTGGATGTCACCAAGATTTTAGTTTTAGGATGGTATAATGAAAGTATATTTGGTATTTTGCGGAGACGAATATTATCCAGCGGGATTTGATGATTATCAAGGAATATTTGCAAACTATTATTTAGCTTTTAGTTTTTTATCAGAGAAAGCTTTGAAGGCTATAAAATTTGGTAGATATATTCCTGGTTATTTTGATTGGGCTGAAATTATTGAAGTTACAGAATTAGAATCAAAACTAGTTTTTCGTAATAATATTCATTTTTTTAAAGGATTTAAAGATGGCGATTTGGAAGGATGATGATCCTGATTTTAATATTGGATATACTAGATTATCCTTCTTACTTAGAAGGGTTTATAGATTAGCCAAACTAGAAGAAAAAAGACCAGGAAAATTTACAAAACAACTTTTAGAAGCTAAAAAAGAATACGAAAAAGAATTTGATTTCAGTTGGAGGATTGATTTATTATGAGACAAGATAAAATAGAAAACTTCATGATGTTAGCTCATACAATATCTTTAAGATCGCCAGACCCAAATACAAAAGTTGGTACAGTAATTACAGATAATCGTGGAAGAGTTATAGGCACAGGCTATAATGGATTTCCGAGGGATACACAAGAAGGTTCTTTCCCTATTAGCAGGGAAGATGGAAATGTTCATAATCCAGACTCTAAATATCCATACATCAGTCATGCAGAAAAGAACAGCTTACATAATATGGTAGTTGTTCCTCATTATATTGGTGGTGCTATACTATATTGTAATGCTAAAGTATGTTGTGATTGTTTAAAAGAGGTTTGGGCTGCCGGAATACATACTGTGTATCAAGGTAGTCTAGAACCTAGAATGGTAAATGAGGACCATAGAAAAATCTCTAACAAATTGATAAAAGAAACTGGTATAAAAGTTATAGATATAGACTGTACTAAATATGATTGGTATAGCCTATTTTGCAATATTTACCCAGTGTAGTAATATAAGACCGGTCCATAAATGATTTAAAAGCGGGTTCTGCCCGGTCAAGCCATTGGCACCTAGATTAAAATCTTAACACCAAATAAATATTTTAACTAAGTCGTAACTCGATTAAAGGATTAAATATCTAGGTTTTTTCTCCCGCTTTGAAAATGCTCATAACTCTTAAATAATAGATTTTTTATATAAATGACAATATTCGACAAAAGAACTGCATTCAAACCTTTTGAGTATCCAGAAGTTATAGAGTTTGTTGATGCTATAAACCACAGTTATTGGATTCATAGCGAATGGAATTTTATCTCAGACATACAGGATTTCAACACTAAATTATCTTCTAAAGAACGTAATGCTATTAAAAATGCTTTATTAGCTATATCACAAATAGAAGTTAGTGTTAAAAGCTTTTGGGGAAAAATAGGAGATAAATTACCTAAACCAGAATTTAATGCTGTTGGTGCAACATTTTCAGAATCAGAGGTTAGGCACGAAAGAGCATATAGCCACCTATTAGAAGTATTAGATTTGAATCATGATTTTTCTCTATTATTAGAAAATCCAGTTATTCAAGGTCGAGTAGACTATTTAACAAAATATTTAAAGAATGCTGCAGAAAATAATCAACAAGCATATACGCTGACACTAACATTATTTTCTCTCTTTATTGAAAACGTAAGTCTATTTAGTCAATTTGCATTAATAAAATCTTTTAATAGATATAAGAATATATTAAAGGATATTGATAATGTTGTTCAAGCAACACAACAAGAAGAACAATTACATGCTAAATTCGGGGCTTATATTGTAAATAAGATCAGAGAAGAATTTCCAGAATGGTTTGGTGATGATTTTTATTCTAAAATTACTAGAGCTTGTAATAAAGCTTATGAATCTGAATCAAAAATTATAGATTGGATATTTGAAGATGGCGATCTAGATTTTATAACAGCATCGGAACTTAAAGAATTTATTAAATCTAGATTTAATGAGTCATTAGATATGATAGGATGCAAACAGATTTTTGATGTAGACGAAGATGTAATGAAAAAATTCACATGGTTTAATGAAGAAATATATAGTATGATGAACACGGATTTCTTTTATAAAAAGAGCACAAGTTATAGTAAAATGACGCAATCAGTAACAGCAGGAGATTTATTTTAATGTCAGAATATAAATGGTTAACGGAAGCATCAAGAGTATTCTTAGAAAGAGACTATCTTCTTCCTGGTCAAACACCAGAAGAAAGAATTGACATTATTTGTAACAGAGCAGAAGAAATATTGGGAATTGATGGATATTCTGAAAGATTAAAAGAAAATATAAAAAAGGGATGGTATTCGTTATCTACTCCCATATGGTGTAATTTTGGAACTGATCGCGGATTACCGATTAGTTGTTTTTCTTCATTTGTTGATGATGATATGGGTTCTATTCTTTATACTAATGCAGAAGTTGGTATGATGACTAAGTATGGTGGAGGAACATCTGCTTATTTTGGTAAATTAAGACCGAGAGGATCTAAAATTAAAAATAATGGAGAAAGTTCCGGTCCTGTTCATTTTATGAGCATGTTTGATAGTTTAGTTAATGTAATTTCGCAAGGTAGTTGTAGAAGGGGTAATTTTGCTGCATACCTAGATATTGACCATCCAGATATTAATGAGTTCTTAAATATTAGAAGCGAAGGAAATCTAATACAAGATATTTCTTTTGGGGTTTGTGTTGATGATAATTGGCTAAATTGTATGATTGATGGAGACGAAGAGAAAAGAAAGATTTGGGCGAAAGTATTACAAAAGAGATATGAATTTGGTTATCCTTATATATTCTTTACTGATAATGTTAATAACAACTCTCCAGAAGTATATAAAGATAAGGGTATGAAAATCCATGGTTCAAATCTATGTTCAGAAATTTGTTTATCAACAAATAAAGATGAGTCATTTGTATGCGACCTTTCTTCTATGAATATACTTTATTATGACGGGTGGAGAGATACCGATGCTGTTGAGGTACTTACTTTTTTACTAGATGCTGTTATGACAGAATTTATTGATAAAGCTAAGAATATTAAGTTTTTAGAAAGAGCCGTTACGTTTGCTAAAAATCAGAGAGCGTTAGGTATCGGGTGGATTGGATGGCATAGTTACTTACAAAGTAAGATGATTCCGTGGGAAAGTATTAAAGCTAAATATAAAAATGTGGAAATAGCAAAAAGAATAAAAAAAGACGCATATGCAGCATCAGAAAAATTAGCAAGCATTTATGGAGAACCTGAATTACTAAAAGGATATGGTCGTAGAAATACTACTCTTATCGCTATTGCTCCAACAAAATCTTCTGCATTTATTTTAGGTCAAGTTTCAGAGGGTATAGAACCACAAAGAAGCAATTACTATATTAAAGATTTAGCAAAAATTAAGTATTCATACAAAAATCCATATCTTATAGAACTATTAAAAGAAAAAAATAAGAATAATGACGAAGTTTGGAAGAGTATATTGGTTAATTCTGGAAGTGTTCAACATTTATCCTTCTTGTCAGAAGAAGAAAAAGATGTATTTAAGACATTTTCTGAAATCTCTCCTTATGAAATTATAATTCAGGCGGCTGGAAGACAAAAACATATAGACCAGTCTCAATCGTTAAATCTTATGATACATCCGCAAATTAAGACAAAGGATTTGAATAATATAATTCTTGATGCATGGAAACTTGGAGTTAAAACTTTATACTATCAATTTAGTGTTAACGCTGCACAAGAATTTAACAAAAAACTCTTAGAGTGTAAATCTTGTGAGGGTTAATTCATGACCTGGAAATTATTATATAATCTAAAATCATCTAGGAATGGAAGCGTAAATCGTTACGAATGCGAATTATGTGGGATACAAGATGATATTTTAGAAAACAAAGTGAGTAATAAGAAGTGTAGATGTAGTCCAAAAACATTGGATTATATTTGGAAAGAAATTAATAGATGTGCAACAGGAGAAAAGTGCGGTAGAAAGCCACTAAAGATGGATATAGATAAAGAATATATCTTTAACCTCTTTAAGAATCAGGACGGAAAATGCTCTTTATCTGGAGAAAGAATTATTTTAGGTGTTAATGCATCATTAGATAGATTAGACTCTAGCTTAGGGTATATACAAGGAAACCTTCATTGGGTACACAAGGATGTAAACTTAATCAAAGGAATGTTTTCCGTTAACAGATTTATAGAGGTATGCAAAAATGTTGAAGAATTTAATAGAAATGCTATTAGGTCCGATAGTTGAATACTTATATAGTTTTCTATCGACCAAAAATAAAGAAAAAACGCTCGGCGCTCTTAAAGACGATATTAAAATTTATAAAGAATTAGATTCATTAATAGATGAAGATGATATAGATAGGGTTATATTCGCCTTTATACATAATGGTAATAATATTTTCCTTCCTGGAAAACCAAAATATATATCAATAATAGAGGAAGCAAAAAATAGTAAGGTAAGAACATGTTTAAAGAAACATCAACGTAGAATGATTGATGTTAACTTTTTAGAGAAACTAATTTCTACTGTTTTTTCTGAAAGTGGATTGTTAAAAATAAGAACGGAAGATATGAATTCGTCTATTGTTAAAGACTTATTTGTAGAAGAAGGTATTAAAGAATTTATTATGATATATATTTCTCATTCTGAAGAATATGTATGGTATATGTTCATTAATTCTCATCACGCAATTAATGAAAATAATAGTCTTTTATCAAAAATTCATTCATCTAGAGATGTAATTTCAAATATACTACAAAAATATTATAAAATTGAAAGGAAATAAAAATGAAAGTTGTTAAAGTTTACTCAGAATCTATAGTTCCAACTAAAAGTAAAAAAGATTTGGGATATGATATGTATGCTGTTGTTTCAGATAATGAACAATGTCATACAGATGATATTGGAAATAAGTTAATTTGTATTGAGCCTGGACAGACCAAATTGGTTGATCTTGGTGTTAAAATCGGATTTCCTGAAAATTATGGTGGTTTTCTAAAAGAAAGATCTGGACTTGCAAGCAAAGGAATACATATTCATGGTGGAGTAATTGACAATTCATACACAGGTCTTTTAAAGGCGGTTGTTTATAACTCTACGAATAAAAACTTTTATGTTAAGACTGGAGACAGGATTTGTCAAATGGTATTAATTCCTCTTGTTCATTTTGATTTAGAGGAAGTTGATGGATTAGAAGAAACTGAACGTAATGAACGTGGATTTGGAAGCTCTGGCGTCTAATTTTATAAGGTATATATGTCAAAAAAAGCATGGGATAGTGGTTCAACATCAAAGATAATTAAATTACAAAATAATCTCGCTTCAAAAACAGAAAATCAGAAAGAATATATTCTAAATATTGTAGAAAATGATATAACTATTTGTTACGGTCCTGCTGGAACTGGGAAAACTTTTATTGCAGCAGCACTAGCTTGTCAAGCGTTAGCTAGGGGTGATATTGAAAGTGTTATTCTTACTAGGCCAATGGTACAATGTAGCAGAGGCGACTCGCTAGGTGCCCTTAAAGGTGATCTATCAGAAAAGTTTGGTCCTTACCTTATGCCTTTGATATACCAGATGGAATTTTTTCTTGGTAAAGCACAAACCAATGTTTTAATAGCAACAGATGTAATTAAATTAATCCCATTAGAACTATGTAGAGGCATGAACTTCGATAATTGCTACGCTATTCTAGACGAAGCACAAAACGCAACTTATGAACAGATAAAAATGTTTATGACTCGTATTGGTAAATTTAGTAAGGTAATTTTAACGGGAGACACAAAGCAAACAGATTTGTATGATTGTGATTTCTCTGAAATTATTGACAGATTACAAAACTTAGAAAGGGTTGGTATTTCTAAACTAACTAAACAAGATATTCAAAGAAACCCATTAATTTCCTCTATATTAGGAAGACTAGAAGATGAATAATAAAGAAGCAGAAAGTTTTATGTGTCATGCATTAGACATTATCAAAGAAGAAGATCTTGGTTTTACAGAAGACTTAACCGAAGCTAATATTATATTCCCTAATAATTATGAAGATTGGGGAGTGGAATCAGAAGATTGTTGTTTATCTGAAATTTTTAATGATTCTGTTAAAGCTGTTGAATATCAAGGTAGAAAGGTTACATTAAATAAACCATTTAAAACCCCTGGTGGACCTAAAAAATCAGCGGTTTATGTAAAAAACGAATCGGGTAAAGTAGTTATTGTTCGTTTTGGTGATCCAAATATGTCAATCAAGAAAAATAATCCGGCAAGAAGAAGATCATTTAGAGCTAGGCATAATTGTGATAATCCAGGACCAAAATGGAAGGCTCGTTATTGGAGTTGTAGGGCTTGGTAAATATGATAAATGTAAACCAATCAGATATTCTACAGTTCATATACTTTAGAAAAATTTCAAAAGTATCTAAGATCATAGATGGTGACACTATAATTCTTATATGTGATAAAGGAAAAAGAGAATGGGATGAAGAAACTTATAGGCTATATGGTATAAACTGCCCAGAAAAAAGAAAATCCTCTATGGAATCTTATAAAGCCGCCAAATCTTATTTAACAGAGTTAATAAAAGATGGTGGTCAATTATATATTAATACAATAAAGAACGAAAGTGATTCTTTTGGTAGATGGTTGGCAATATTGTATAATGAGCGTGGCGAATGTATCAATCAAATGATGATAGATGGGGGTCACGCAATTAAATTTAATCCAAAATAATTTGAAAAGGAAAAATAATAAATGATAGAAGTTTTAATATCTATAGCACAATATTTATTTATTATAGTTTGTATTGTGGCGGTATTATCTGGTGTAGCATGGATATCAGAGATATACTTAAATTATAAAAGAGATAAGGAAATTAAAGAAGCTCAATTAAGAGCATTAGATTTTGCTAATTATATAAGAGGAATATCTTATTGGTTTAGCGAAGACGATGCTTCTATGAAGTTATTACAGTATATAGCTGATGATATTTGTGAAGGTTATTCTTTAAACTTTAATCCTAGAAAAGTTAGAGATAGGTGGCAAAAATTAATTGAAAAGGAAAATAATGAAAGTACTTGTGGTCGGAAGTCGGTCTTGTAAAGATAAAGAACTAATCTATTCAGCTATTAATTTGGGTTTAAAAAAGCATGATATCTCTGCATCAGAAATTATATCTGGTGGAGAAAAAGGGTTTGATGAAGTAGTTGTTGAATTTGCAAAAACAAATGGGTATAATATAATCACATTCCCTATAGATTGGGGTAATATTGAAGACATTCCTCTTTTTGATCTTAAACCAAGATTTAATAAGTGGACAAAGAAAAACGAATATTACGATCCCAAAGCTGCTTTTAAAAGAAATGACAAGATGATTAGTAGGGCTGATTTTGTCATTGTTATTGATTTAGGTTCTGGTGATGCTAGAGACGTTCTTACAAAATGTAAAAAATCTAATAAAGCATATTATGAATATGAGGCCCCAACAATAGATCCTGTATGCGAGTTTGGTTATAATTTTTGGAGTAATTAATGATTCGGTATTATATTTGTGAGTTTTGTGATCATAATGTTCAGAAAGAACAAAAACCAGATGATCCTAAAAGATATAAGAAATGTCCTTCTTGCAAGAAGAATGGACTATATCAAGACTTATCAGGAGTATATTGCGGTGTTAGAGAGGTAAAAACTCTTGGTCAAGTTATGGAACGCAACAATAAGAAATTAGGAACTTATGGTTTGCAGGCTAAAGAGCAGGAAGAAAAAGAACGTCAAAAACAAATCTTTGAAAGTAAACAAGAAAAAATAAAGAAAGCCTTTCCTAAAGCTAAGTTGCCAAAATATGGAGAAAAAGATCCAATCCCAGCCACACCTGGGTATGTTAAGAAGGCTATTGAAAGTCAACCAATAGGAGACAAAAGAATAGAAAGAGTAAATAAATATATATTGGAGGGAAAATAATTATGAATAACGATATAGAATTTCCTTTAGATCTCTATAAAGATTCTTTAGGATGTTGTATTAAATCAAGTGTTGCCGGATTTTTATTTTTAAAATATCACGAAGACTCTCAAAATCTATTGCGTGATTATATTAAAATAGGTATGAAAGCAGGACTCTTAAAAGAAGATGAATCTGGATGTATATTATTAAAGGAAAATAAATGAGGGATTTTATAAGTTATCTCATATTTATTATACTATCTATTCCTTTTATTTTTGTAAATGCTATTGATATTATTTTTACAGTAGATCCAGATAAAATGATGGAGACACATAAAAATAACAAATATAGACCTTGGGTTTTATTTTGCATTAAATTAGCATATGGTTTGCGGTGGTTTAAAAATTTATTTAGGAGAAAGAATGACTAAGGTAACAATTACAGAAACATTACGAGAACCAGAAACAACACCAATTGAAGCTTATACTTTAGAGGTTATATCTAATTCGACAGATAAAGTATTTGGTAGACTTATTGTTTTGCCAGAAGTAGATATTGACCAAAAAGTTAAGTGTATATCCTCATGCGGAGAAGAGTCTTTTACATATAATATCCATGGTAGACTGTATATGGATTTTGATTATGATATTAAAGACGTTCAAGTCAATGGTGAAGTTACAGTTATCATGGTGGGTTGATGCAACAAAAACTAGTAAAATATTCGTTCTTTAAAAATGATGGAACGATAGTTAATTTTGAAGTTGAAGATAATACTTCATCTACTACTTATAGCAAGAACATAAACAGTAAGAAAAACTGTGCATATCTTTGTGAAAATGTATATGAAGATAAGTTGTATGGATTTATAAAATATAGAAATGGGTCTTTATATGATCCGTTCAGAGCAGACGATATTGGTTATACTAATATGGACTGGAAGTGGAAAAAGGTGAATCAGAGTGTTTTCTTTACCTATTTAAAATACGTTGGTGTTGTTGATAACTTCAAAAAATTTAAAGGTAAAAAATATTTACTCTCATTAGCAGAAAGTCAATTAAATTAAGGAACAAAATATGAAACGTGGATTTTTATCACAAGAAGAAAAAGATTATATTGAGCAAAATCGTAATCTAAGTGTTGGTGAATTAGCTAAAGATTTAGACCGATCAGAAAAGTCTGTACAAAAACAACTAGATGAAACAACAGTAGAAAAGCCTAAGACTGCGTTTGATAAGTTAGTTGGTAAGAAAGGTGGTGCTGTGATTATGAATCAAGGTGCATCTAGTATTGTTGATGATAATAAAAGAGGAAAGAGGATTCCTTCTAAATTGAACGGTGCTATTCATAGGATTCGATAATTGAGGAATTATGTCTGGTAAAAAACAACCGGAAGGAAAGATGGTATATAAATCTCCTAGTACTGGTGAGCACGTTGCTGAACACCAGTATTTGGCAGAATTGATGGTTAAAAGACACGCTGATGTTAAAAACCATATTTTAACTTACAAATATTGGAATAATAGTGATGATTTTTGGGCAAAAGAATTTAGAAGTCAAGTTGCTGAGGCGGCAAAACTATTAAAGAAATATTCTATTCGTGCCATTATAAATGCTTTGGCTGTTATAAAATGGCCCTATTCTTTGCGTACAAAAGCTTTACTTGAAGAAATCAAGCGTCAGCAGGTTATAATTGATAAGAAGGTTGTTTCAACCGATGTTAAAGAAATATCGTCTGATGTAACTACTTTTAAAGGATCATTTTCAAGAAGAGGTATTTTGGGGAAAGATATATGAAGCCTGAGACTGCAAAGTTATTTAAGAAACAATTTGGCGATGTTTTTATGTCTGCACAAGATGTTGTTACAAGAGAAAGAGTTATTATTCCTACTACTCCAAAATTAGACATTCAATTATCTGGTGGAATTCCTACAGGATCGATTGTTCTTATTTCTGGAAAGCCTTCGTTAGGCAAAAGCACGTTAGCTCTGCAAATTTGTAAAAACGCACAACAAGAAGAATATGGAAGTAGAGAGTGTTATTATATTGATGTGGAAGGAAGATTAGAAAATAAAAATCTTAGTGGTATTGAGGGATTAGATTTAGGTAAGATTAGTGTTATTAAGTCTACTCCTGGAAACTATTTATTTGGTGAGAAAGCACTTAGTATTGCAGATCAATTAATTAAGACAGAGCCAAACTGTGTTATTGTTATAGACTCTGCATCAGCATTATGTTCAGAAAGCGAATTTAATGGTGATGTAAGTGCAAATACAAGATCATCTTCTCCTAAACTATTAGCGAGTTTCGCTAGGAAGGCTGCCAATATTATTCCTATTCAAAATACTATAGTGATAGTGATACAACATATTATAGCTAATACTAGTGGATTTGGTGCAGCATCTTATGAGGATGGTGGAGTAAAAATAATTCACGCATCTAATGTTAAGATTAAGGGGAAAGGATTTAAGAAGTGGGAAGAGGGAGATAAACAAATAGGACAAATTATAGATTGGCAAGTAGATAGATCAGCTTTAGGACCACCAGGAGCAGGTTGCGAATCATATTTAAAATTCGGAATTGGAATGGATTGCGTATGGGAAGTTATTGATTTAGCTTGTGATCTAGGATTAATAGAAAAGAGTGCATCATGGTTTAATTTATCTTATATGGAAGAACCTAAGAAATTGCAGGGACAAAAAAAGGTTTGGGATTTTCTTAGGGAAAATAAAGATGAATATGATAAGTTATTAAGTATGGTTAAGGAACTGATGTGAAAGTTAGAGGATTAGATGGTTATGAACATAATCTACAATTAAAAAATAGAGAAAGACCAAATTGTTCAAAGGGGCATTTATATGCCAGAGAATTGCTAAAAGATATTTTTCCTTCTTATATGATTTATGAAGAAGTAACTTTGCCTGGAAGTAAAATTAATACCTCTACGCACCCTCTGTATGCCGATTTTTTGATACCAAACATCAAGATAGTTGTTGAGATACACGGCGAACAGCACTATACTCACTCTACCTTCTTTCATGCCAGCAAGACAGAGTTCTTAAAAGCTAAAAAAAGAGATAAGACAAAGAAAGAGTGGTGTGAATTAAACAATTTTTCATTTATAGAGTTGAAACATGACGAACAAGACAGATGGAGAGAAGCAATCATCAACGGAATCTAAGAAAGATGATTTTAATGATAAGTTGGATTTGCTTCTTGCAAATTTGATAATCCCAACACCAAAAATTTCAAATAGTATTGAAGATGTGCTATCTCTTACTTACGATCAATTAAAAAGTATTAGTACAGATGAATGTTCTATTTTCTCTTATCAATTAAAACAGTATTCATATTACATCCAACAAAAGTACAATAGATTCAAAAATATTGAGACTTGGGCAAAAGAATATATGAAGATTGTTTTTGGTAGAGAATCAAACAATTATGGTAATACATATACTAAATGGGAAGAAAAGCAAGCAATGATTATTTCTGGTGATTCTTATGCTAAAAAATTACATACCATTTCTTTAGAATATCATTGTTATGCAGAAGAAATGGGATTATTAAGTAATAGGCTTTTAGATATGGCAAAAACCCTAGATAATATGGTATTCAATAGAGGTAGAAATAATGATTAAATATAAGTGTGCTAAATGTGATTTTAGCGGATCTTTTATGAGTGAAAGAAAAAAATGCCCATGCTGTAATAAGCAGGCTTTATATATACCAGATGAAATAGAAGAGGAAGAAGAGGTTGTTGCTCCACGAAAAACAACCAAAGGAAAAACCAAAAAGGTAAATCCAAGAGCGGCTATTTTTACTGGTAATAAGTGGAAAGATGATGGAAGGATGTTTCAACAAGAAAAAGAATTGACTAAAATTTTAAATGATACTAATGTTCCTTCAGAAAGAACTAGAGAGAATCATATTAAAATGTCTACTTGTACTAGATGTAATAAATCATTTAGACAATTTGCTGGCGAGTATCTTTGTAATAATTGTGGAAAAGGATAAGAATGTTAAATAATATTGCTGCGGAAAGAGCATTGCTGGCCGGGTTGACCCAATATGCTTCAGAAGGGCATATGGATTGTATAGATTTATTACGTCCAGAAATATTTACGGACACTAAAAACTCATTAATATATTTAACATTGGCTTCTTTATTAAAAAATAATAGATCTAGTATTGATATTGCCTCTATTTATTCTGAGGCTACAGCGTTAAATTACGATAAAATGATTTGCGAAAAGCAAGATGATAAAGATTATCTAAAGGCTTTATTCTCCTATTCAATATCAGTATCAAATATTAGGGAACAAGCTGCACTTTTATATAAGTTATTCGTTGGAAGAAGTTTACAAGAGAGTGCTCAAAAAACATTCAAGCAACTAGGAGACATCAGAGGAACAGAAGGTCTTGATAGTATAATATCAATTCCAGAAAAGAATCTTACATCAGCAATAAATCTTTTGTCTTATGAAGATGATTTAGAGATTATTGGTAATAGTGTTGATGATCTTTTGGCTTTCGTTGAAAGTAATCCAGGAGGAAATTTAGGTGTTCCAACCCCATTTCCTATTTTTAATGATGTTGTTGGTGGTGGATTAAGGCCAGGAGTTCACTTAATTTGTGGTCGATTGAAAGTTGGTAAATCAACAGTAGGTAAAGAGGTGGCGTTACACACAGCTATAAATGGTATCCCTACACTTGTTATCGACACAGAAATGAGTTATGATGAACAATTATTTAGAATGTTGGCAAAGCTTTCTAGCGTACCTATTAGGGATATTGAAAAGGCAAAATATAAGTTTAATCCAGCAGACAATAAGAAGGTTAGAATTGCCGCAGAACAGATAAAATCTCTTCCACTAATTCATAAAAATGTTTCTGGTAAGGATTTTACAGATATCACAGCTATAATTAAAAGATGGATTCATAAAACTGTTGGTATTGATGCGTCAGGAAAAACAAATCCACACTTAGTGGTTTATGATTATTTTAAGATGATGAACCCTGAAGTATTAAAAAGTATGAAAGAATATGAGGCTATGGGTTATCAAATTGCGGCTCTTCATGATTTATGTAAAATGTATAATACTCCTGTTTTATCTTTTGCTCAGATTAATAGAGACGGTATTTCTAAAGATGATACATCTGTTATTTCACAAAGCGATAGATTAGGATGGAATGCTATATCAGTCTCTTTATTTAAGAGAAAAACAGCAGACGAAATTGGTGAAGACGGTTATCAAAATGGTAATATTAAACTAATTCCACTAGAAGGTAGATTTATGTCTAGACTAGATGATGGAGATTACATCAATATGTTATTAGATGGTAATATCTCTTCTCTTAAAGAACTTGGGACCAAATATAATTCTGTAAATAAAGAATTTAAAGTAAGAGAGGATAATGAATCTAAATGATAAGATCGCACAAAACATTGAACCTTTCCTAAAAGAATTAAATATTGATTATGTAAAATATCCTAAAAGAATAACTCTTCCTTGTCCTATTCATAAAGGCGATAATGAAGAGGGGTGCAGTATTTACTATAATGCTGAATATCCTTACTGGAAATGCTTTACTCATAATTGTCATGATTATGGCAAGGGAATGTTAAAGTTTATTTCTGGCGTTTTAAATCTTTCCACAAGAGAAACTATTTCGTGGATTGAACAACGAATAGGAAAAACAGAATATGTAAGCGATGATAGATATTCTTTTATTTATGAAAACAAAGAGTTTAATTCAGAAAAAAACAGACAAATTATGTCGAGGCAAGAGTTTTTGTCAAAAGTCACTTGTCCAAGCAGGTATTTTGTTGAACGCGGATTCGATAAAGATATACTGGTAAAATATGATTGCGGAACGTGGAATGTAACAAGAGAGACGGTCATTCCAGTATACGACGAAAACTACAACTTTGTTATTGGATACATAGAAAGATCAGAAAATAAAAAATGCTGTCTTTGTGATATGTATCATAATTTTTCAAAACCTTGTCCAACAACAAAAGAAGAGAAAGCTAAGTCAAATAAATGGAAAAATAGTTTTGCTTTTTATTCAGACCAATCTATGTATAATTTGTGGTTCGCTAGGGATCATATTATTAATAGTAAAACAGTTGTTCTTGTAGAAGGTCAGGGTGATATTTGGTCATTAGAAAAGGCTGGAATCCGTAATGGACTAGGCTTGTTTGGTGTTGAATTAAAAAACGGTCAGAGAAAGATTTTAGACGATCTTGGTGTGCAGAATATTGTTTTGTTTTTAGATCCTGATGAAGCCGGTCAAGAAGCATCAAATAAAATAGAAACTAAGTTTGGTAGGTATTATAATTTTTATAGGTTAAATTCAAAATATGATCCAGGTGATTCTTCACCAGAGTATATTAATGAACAGTTCTCATTATTAGGAGTATGAATGAATACAGTAATTTTCGTTGGTAAAATGCAATCTGGTAAATCTAGCGCTTGTAATCTTCTTGTTGGAGAAGTTATGAAGAGAACAAAAAAGGTTCCAGAATATGAAATCGATAATGACGGAGATTTAGTTATTCCTGTTCTTCAGGATGAAAAGGTTGTGCATGGTAAGTTTGACCTTAATAGGGTTGATTATGATTTTAGAACGTGGTGCCAAAATAACTTATGGCAAGATGTTAGAATCTTTAATTTTGCAGAATCATTAAAGTTTTGCGTTCACTATCTATTTAATATTCCTTTAGCCAAACTTTATGGAACAAACGAAGATAAGGCCACTATAACTCATATTACTAATGGTCAATTAGGATATGTTGCTAAAGAAGAAAAGGCAAGATTATTAACAGTAAGAGAAGTATTACAGCGGTTTGGTAAGATTTGTCGAGACATAGATGAGGATTGTTTTTTGAATTATGTAGTAAAATCTATTGATTCATACGGATCTAATTTAAATCTTATTGGGGATTGTCGGTATCCTAACGAAATTAAAGGAATGAAAGAAAAGGGAGCTAAGTTTATTAAATTGAAGAGAGATCCTATCGGCTCTAATGTTGAGTCAGAAAAGGCACAGTCAGAAATCAAGGATGATTTTTATGATCTTATTATTCCTGCTTCAGCAGATATGAAACAGAAAAATGAAATGATATTAGAAGCTTGTGACAAATGGGGTGTTGTATGAGAAAGATGAGGTTTGATCAATTCTGTAATTTTATGAAAATTGTAGATAAAAAGTTTTATTTTTCTGGAACACAACATGATCCACAAAAAGATCTTAGATTAGGTCAATATGCTATGATTATCCTTTCTGAAATAGATATGGAAATCTATCATTATATTACTGGAGGCAAATTTGATCCATTCTATGATAATAAAAAAATGAATATTTTCCTTGCACACTTATTAGAAAATTATGTTGAGAGGCCACTATGATATCCAAATGGGAAAAGGTAGATTGTGTAAGAATAGAATTGCTTCTTACTCAAGAACAAGTAGATAAATTATATGAATTAACTAGATCTTGCGATGATTTTAACGATATTGCAACCTCTTTATATCCTATAAGAAAATTTCAATACTCTATTAGTATAGATCAATATAAAAGAATTTCATTTAGTGAGGATATTCCATTTTGATTATTACATTCTTTAGAAGTAGTGGATTATCTGAATACTTAGATATGTGTGAAATGAAATATTTCATTATATATGTTTTGGGACAACCTAGTCCATCTTCATTAAAAGCAGATATGGGTAGTGTGACACATTTGGCGTTAGAATGGTTAGCTTTACTTAAGATGCAATATGATGAAGGAAAAGAAACCTTATCTCTAAAAACATCAGCAATTGATATTAGTTGTCATAGAGAAGATTTGTATATTGCAACAAGACTGACAGACGAAGATATTAATAAGATCAATAAGACAAGAATTAATAAGCAAATATTTCTTCCTACTGCAAAATTACCTTATGGACAAATTAGATATGGCACTATTGTTGTTAATAAGTTAATTACTGCTGCTTATGAGCATTTTAGTAAAACGGTCTCTCCACATCATCCTTGGGTTAAGGCTTCATACCTTAATTGCTACAATTGGACCTGGATGGCGTTAGAGCAAAATAATAGACATTATGATCCAAGATTTAGAAAGATTATTTCTCCTGAACAAAAGTTCGATCTTAAGATAGAAGAAGATTGGGCAAAATATTCTTATTTTTATCAAGGTCAACAGATTGATGGATATTTAGGATTAAAAGGAACTATTGACTTAGTCACAGAAGTTAATGAAGATACTATTGAGGTAATTGATTGGAAAGGCTTACCATTAGACACTCCACTTCCAACTCCTAGTGGGTGGACTACAATGGGTGATGTTAAGATTGATGATATTCTTTTTGATATGGATGGAAATCAAACAAAGGTTATTGGAAAGTCTAAAGTAAAAAATAAACCATGTTACAAAATTACTTTTGATGATACATCCACAGCTATTTGTGACGATGAACATTTATGGACTTTAAATAATGGTAATGTTGTTCCAGTAACAAAACTAAAGAAAAGAGATAAGATTAGTTTAACAAAACCAATTAATACAGAAAATGTTGATTTACCTATTGACCCATATGTTCTTGGTTATTGGCTTGGTAATGGAAGAAACAGAGGAGGAGAAATATGTAGTTCAGATCAATTTATATTTGATGAAATTACTAAAAGAGGTTATAACCTTGGTGAAGATATTGGAGACGGAGAAAATTGCGAATCTAAAACAATATTTAATTTAACAAAAGAATTGAGAAAACTTAATCTACTTCATAATAAACATATACCATCTATTTATCTAAGAGCATCATATGAACAAAGATTAGATTTGTTGCGTGGACTAATGGATAGTGATGGTAATGTAAACGAAGTTAGAAAACAAGCAATATTTACCAGTTGCACAAAAGAATTATCAAATGATACAAAAGAATTACTATTAACTCTTGGACAAAGACCTCTACAATCTTATATTACCAGAATTGTATTCGATAAAGAAGTAGAAGTATATCCTATTAGTTTTAGACCGGTGGATATAAATCCTTTCTTACTTCCTAGAAAGGCAGATAGAATTGATATTAATTGGGGTCCAGGAGAATCAAATAGAAGGCTTATTAAAAATATAGAATTAATAGATAATCAAGAAACACAATGTATATCTGTTGATAGTCCAACTAGTACATATCTATGTACAGAAAATATGATTCCAACTCATAATACTGGTAAGATGTTTAATTGGGGTAAAAATGAAGCAAAAACATTTGAAACTCTACAAGAAGATAAACAACTTATGTTTTATTATTATGCTATTCGTAAATTATTTCCAAATTATAAAAATGTAATTCTTACTATTAATTTCGTTCGTGATGGCGGGGCATTTTCAGTACCATTTGATGATAGTATTCTACCAAAAATTGAAGGTGTGATAAGAGATACATTTGAAGATATTAAAAACAAAGAAATGCCCAAAAGGCTTGATCCGACATATCAGGACCACAGATGTAAACTATTTTGTCCATTTTTCAAAAGGAAAGTTGAAGGGAACAACTACTGTAGGCATATTACGGACAAGATCGAAGACTTCGGCATCGACTACGTTACCGAAACAGAGACTAGAGAAGGGCATTATGTTGGGTACTATGAAAATCCCGGCGAGTAGAGGAAAATTATGAATATTATTAAAAGAGGAATTGATCCAAAAGAAATTGAGATTGAAAAAACTTGTAAACATTGTAAGACAGTTTTCTCTGATAAAAAACACGAATTCTTATTTGTTCATTGGCCTAGAGAATCTGCTTATACTATTATTTGTCCTGTTTGTAATACCACATTATATTTTGATAGGTTATAATTATGATTATTGCTGGAACAGGACACCGACCTAAATTTTGTCCATGTAAATACAACGAAAAACATCCTTGGTTAATTGAACTAAGGGAAAAATTGTTTAATTCACTTATTGAATTTGGAGCAGAGTCAGTTATATTTGGGTGTGCTCTTGGTTGGGACACTTGGTTAGCTCAAGAGGCTTTAAGGGTAGGAATACCTATTCATGCCTATGTTCCGTTTGAAGGTCAGGGATCAAATTGGTTTTCTTCATCAAAAAAGATTTATGAAGATCTTTTAAATAAATCAGAATCAGTTCTTATTCTTAGTAAAGAATATTCAAACGAAGCATTCTTTAAAAGAGATCAAGCTATGGTTGATGATGCAGATCATATATTTTCTCTATTAAATCCAGAAGCGGATTCTGGTGGAACGTATTACACAGTGCAATACGCGAAAAGTAAAAACAAACCTATTACTAATTTTTGGTTCTAAAAGGAAAATAATGCTAGTACCGATTCATATTCATAGTCACCAAGGATCAATTCTAGATTCAGTTATTAAAATAGATGAATTAGTAGATTGCTGCGTGGAATTAGGCTATACATCCTGTCCGCTAACAGATCACGGATCATTAGCAACAGCACACCAATTTATTAAAGGTTGTCAATCAAAAGGCATCAAACCAATTATTGGTAATGAAATCTATGTATGCAAACAACACTCCTCTATTAAGAATGAGGAAAACAGAAAATTAGAACACATGGTTTTATTGGCTAAAAATAAGTCTGGATACTTTAACCTTGTCAAATTAACCTCTGCCGCAAACTCATACGATTCTTTCTATTACAAGCCAAGATTGAGCCTAAATGAGCTTGTCCCGTTTAAGGGGTCTATCGTCGCGTTTACGGGCCATCCAGGGTCTATCGTGGGCAACATCATCTGTGGCGATAATCTGCTGTCCTGCGTCAACGTAGAGGACGGCAGCAAGTTGATTACGGATGATGTCATGAACGAAGCTAGAAAGAAACTAATAGAGATTAAAAATATATTTGGTGAAGACCTATATTTGGAGATTCAGTTGTTTGATTCAGCTAGGTGTCCAGGGTTTATTTGTTTAGCAAATGCTCTTAGACAATTAGGAAAAGAACTAGGTATTAAGTGTATTGCTTGTATTGACGCTCACTATGTAAAGCAAGATGATGCAGAAATACAAAGGATCGCATTATGTTCTTCTCTTAAAATGAAAATGAAAGAGGTTTCAGAGAAGTTAAAAAACGGTGACAAGGTTCCTATGAGTGGATTCTTTAAGTCGGATCAGTACTATATTCATACTTTAGATAATTTATTAAGCTGTGGAAATACACAAGAAGAAATAGATAACCTAAAAATAATTGAGGAACAAACAGAGGAATATTCTCTTGAACACAAACCAAGACTACCTCAATTCTCTTACGACGAGGAAGATTATGATCTGCTTGTTAGAAAATGTAGAGATGGTTGGAAAAATAGATTGGTTAATACTTGGGATAAAAAAGTATATGGTGATAGAGTAAAGATGGAACTTAGGACTATTCGTAGAACTAAACTAGCATCTTACTTCCTTATTTTGGCGGATTGTATTGGGTTCTTGAAAGAACATCTCTTATTGGTTGGACCTGGACGCGGATCGAGCGCCGGAAGTTTGGTGTGTTATTTACTAGGAATTACAGAGGTAGATCCAATTAAACATGATCTTATCTTTGAACGATTCATGAACCCAGCAAGATCGTATTCAAAACACGTTTCTTTTGAAGAATATAAATATTTAGAGGATTTTATTAATGAGAAATAAACTACTTTCACTTTTTGGTCAATTTGATGAGTCTCGTTTTGAGACTGTCAATAAAGATCATTTGCAATACGAACTGAATGTAATTGAGAACGAGATGGACTTCGGTGTAGAATATTACCAAAAAATTATCAAAGAGTTCAAAATTGATGTTGAAAACCCGAATAATAGCGTTATACTATATCTTTATAGTAAAGTTGATAAGGTAGATAACAACAAGCAAACAAACTTCATTAAAGAGAAGTCAACTCTACCTGATATTGATACAGACGTTCCACTATCCTCTAGAGGAATGGTATTCAATTATCTCTCGTCTAAATACGGCAAGGATTGTGTTGCTCAGGTTATTACCTTCGGTACAATGAAGGCAAGATCTGCTATCAAGGAAGTATTAAGAGTAACAGACTTTTGCGATAATACTACTGCTAATAGAATAACAGAGAGTATTCCAGAAGAGGCTAAGGTTGAACCACAAATGAAAGAGGCTAAAGAAAAGTCTCTTATTGTGTGGACTCTAAAATACTGTCCTGATATTCTTAAAGATTATGTTCGTATTGATGAGAATGGTGAATTACATGGTGAATTCGCTGAACCATTCAAGAAAGCAATTAGATTAGAAGGTCTTGTTAAGAGCACTGGTAAACACGCTGCTGCTATTATTATCGATAAAGAACCACTAAGCAATGTTTATCCTATGGTTTATGATTCTCATGGAGACAGACCAATATGCGGACAAGAATATACTGATCTAGAAGATGAAGGTGCTCTAAAGTTAGATCTTCTTGGTTTAGGAGCATTAGATAAACTTATGTCTATTAATAGTTTGTTAAGATATGGTAGATTACTTAATCATGAAGAAGAAAGTATTAGAAATTCTTATTGAGGTTTTATGAAATACATGGGTTCAAAAGCAAGACACGCTAAAGATATTCTTCCTATTATTCTAAAAGGTAGGAAAGAAAAACAATATTTTGTAGATCTTTTTTGCGGCGGGTGCAATTTAATTGATAAAGTTGGTGGTCTTAGGATAGCTAATGATTCTCATTATTATTTAATAGAGATGTTTAAAGCTTTACAAAATGGTTGGATTCCACCAGACGAAATAACAGAGGAAAAATATTTAGATTGTAAAAAATATCCTGCGCTTAATTATTCCTATCTTGTTGGGTATGTAGGTTTTAACTGTTCTTATTCTGGTAAATGGTTTGGTGGTTATGCTGGCAAAACAAAAACTAAAACAGGACAAATAAGAGATTATCAAAAAGAGGCTTATAATAATGTTATGAATCAGGTTAAGAATTTAACAGACATAATATTTTATAATTGTGATTATAGAGAAGTAATTATTCCACAAAATAGCGTTGTATATTGTGATCCTCCTTATTTTGCTACAACCAAATATTCTTCTCTTTTTAATCATGAAGACTTTTGGGATTACATGCGTAAACTATCTAAAGAAGGTTATAGTTGTTTTATCAGTGAATACTCTGCTCCAGATGATTTTGATTGTGTTTGGGAAAAAACTGTAACATCATCTTTATCTGCAAACGGTAAGTCTGGAGGAAATAAGATTAGTATTGAAAAGTTATTTGTTTATAGAGGATAAAAATGTTAAGTAGAAATGTTGAGTATATGTTGCTTCACGATATGATTAAGAATGGTTTTGATATCTCTTACAAAGCTATTAGTCTAAATCATTCAGAGTATGTTGTTGGTAAGCCGTATCAGGTATATATTGATGGAAAGGTTAATGAATTTTTTCCTGATATTAAGACCGCTGTTGATTCGTTTATGAGATTGAAATTTAATATGTATTTTAAAGGAAAGAAATGAGTGAAGTAAAATTATATAAAATGGAAAATAGTTGGGGAAATACTATATCCTGGACAATTCCAGACCAATTTTTAAATCCTAAAGAAAGAGAAACTTTTGATTGTCATGGTTGGCAATATCGTAGACCAGAAATTGGAGATCATTTATTGGCCGAATTCGTAAAGTCTTGGATGACTTTTGAATTTGTTGAAGTAGAATATTGTAGAGATCCAACAGATATGTTTTTTGCTAAAGTTAGACCAATTAAAATGGAGTTAAAAAATGTATGAAATTGGATTCGGCACATATATAGACTTAAAAGATAAAGAAGGAAATGATATACATGTTGGAGATAAGTTAGAATTTGATTCTAATGAATGGGGAGGCGAATGTCAGTTTTATATCAGAATTTATAAAGGCGAGATTATAGGATATGGCACACCTGGAGATTGGAAGAATTTTTGTAAAATAATTGAAAAATGGGACTCTAAAAAGGAAAAATATGCATAATACAAATACGATTATTTTCTACGATTATGAAACTTGTAGTAAAAATCCACATAAGACACAACCAATACAATTGGCTGCCGTTGCTATCCACTCAAGAAAATTAGAGATTATTCCTAATAGTGAATTTGAATCTATGATTTTTGCTGTTGATGATGAAGAGGAATGTACTAAAGCCGGATTAGATACTGTTCAAGATGAAGCTCTTGCTGTTAATAAAAAGACAAGAGAACAGGTATTACAAGCACCAAAACTAAAGAGTGTTTGGTCTGATTTTACTAGCTATGTAAATAATTATAATTACAAGAAGAATAGTTGGGGTGCTCCAATTCTTGCAGGATTTAACAACACAAATTTTGATGATATTATTACTAATCGTATTTGTGGTCCTGGTGGATGGAATCTAGGCCCATGGGATTCTGAATATAGTAAGAATAGTTTATTTCATCCTATTCATGGTATTGATTTAATGAAAGTCGCATGGGGTTGGTTCGAGTGTTGTGCTGAACCTAAGAGATTAAATATGGATGCTTTAAGAGAATTCTTTGGACTAAGTACAGAAAACTCGCATGATGCATTAGTTGACGTTCAACAGGGTGCCGAGCTTTTATGTAGGTTTCTTAAATTACAAAGAGGTATTTCATCTAAGGTTAACTGGAAAAATAATGGATAGTTTAGAGTCTAGAAAAATTTATTTCATATCTAAAAATATTAATGGAGATGAAAAAAGATTTATGGCGGTTTTAAACGATGATGGTGTTGAAGCAAGAAAAAACGGACTAGAAATAGAATGGAATCATTTTGATTGTTTAATTGACGTAACAGCTATTGAGAAGGTAGATTTTTCATGAATGAATTGTATTATGAAATGGATTGCGGTTGTCGCTTTAGACAATATGGAACAGATGTTAAAGAAAATGATGGTCTTCCACCTATTAGTATTGACTTCTATAATCTTCCTAATTGTCCAAAAGTTTGGGATTTACTTGCGACAGGTAAAACTAAAGGTGTCTTCCAATTAGAAAGTAATTTAGGTCAAGGATGGTCAGAGAAAGTTTCTCCTAAAAATATTGATGAGATTGCTGCTCTTAGTGCTATTCTAAGGCCTTCTTGTACAAAGGCTTTTATTGGTGATAAAAATATTACTCAGCATTATGCGGATAGAAAAAATAAAAGAGAGGAGGTAGAAAGTCTACACCCTTCTCTTGATAAAATTCTTGAGCATAATCAACAATTAATTATTTATCAAGAAGATACTTTAAGAATTGCCAAGGAAGTTGCTGGATTTAGTGGGGTTAAGGCAGAGGTTCTTCGTTATGCTATTGGTAAGAAAATTGCAGATAAAATGAGGTCTCTTAAAATTGATTTTATTAATGGTTGTATTAGTCGTAGTGAATTAAAGAAAGAAGACGCTGAAATGATTTTTGATATTATTGAGAAAAGTCAGTCTTACAGCTTTAACCTTTCCCACTCTGTCGCATATAGCTATATTACTTATGCTACAGCGTATGTTAAGTCACACTTTCCTCTACACTTCTATACATCGTATTTACATTGGTCGGATGAAAAAATTGATCCACAACAAGAAATGCGGGATTTGATTTCAGACGCCAAATCATTTGATTATAATATATATTCACCATCACTAGAAAATATATTCATGGGAGACGCCGGCTTATTCTGCTTAAACAATAATGCTGTATACTTTGGCCTTTCTTCTATTAAGGATATTGGTAATTCTCACGTTATTAAATTAATTGATGATGTTAAAAAGATAGAGAAAGAAATAGGAAAGAAAATTAAGAACTGGTCTTGGTTGGATTTCCTATTTAACTTAGCTGCAATAACAAATAAAACCGTTGTTAATAATATTATTCTTGTTGGTGCGGCACCAGGATCGACAACTAGAAAACGTTCATTATTTGAATACAAATTATTCTCTGAGCTTACAGATAGAGAACAGGGGTGGATTATTAGGAATAAAAACTCTTTCTCCTCTTTATCTCAAGCCATGTCAGAATATATGTTGATAGAAAGGAAAGATGGTGGACCTTCAACTAAGAAACGTAGAGAGATTATTGAGGGAATGATTGAAACACTAAATAATCCAAAGTATAATTTGTCAGATGATCCAGAGTGGATTTCTCTAAATGAAAACCAACTTTTATCTGTTAGTCTTTCCAACCATATTTTGGACAGTGTTGATGCTCTTTCTGACTGGACAATAAAAGAGTTTTTGAATGGTGGCCCCGATAAGGGTATACTGATATGTAAGATCGACTCCAAAAAAGAGATCGTTATCAAGAACGGTAAGTCAGCAGGTAAAATTATGGCTTTCGTAACTCTTGAAGATCAAACAGGAAAACTTGAAGGTGTCTGTTTTAATAATGTTTATGATAAGTGTAGAGATATGATTTTTGAAAATAATGTTGTTGCTGTTAAAGGTAAAAGATCAGACAGAGATAACAAAAGCCTAATTATTAATAGTTTGGAGCCTGTTTAATGAGTGATTATGAAATTGTAATTAATTTTCCTTCTGATAAAGAAATGTCTATTGAGTATCCAGAAGATTTGATAAACGGAAATAAAAGATTTAAAAGAGTGTATAAATTAGAGTCTGACTGCGTTATTACTGAAGATAGTAAAAAAACAATAGTTAGATGTCCTAAATACGCCCAAAGGCTTATGGTCGGATTTGATATAATGTTTGAAGTCTTAGGAAGAAGACTTAATTACATTGATTATAATTTTGAAGGATATAAGACAAGAAATCTAAAGGGTCTTATTCGTAAAAATCTATCAATTGATAAGTATCATGCTATTCTTGAAAAAGATTTATTTAGGTGTTTTCTAGAATCTCTTCTTAAAGAAAAAATAATTATATCTAATGAAGACATATCTGAAGGGTATGAAACATTACTTAATTTATTTAATAAGGAAGACTAGATGCTTGATTTAGAGCTAAGCGGATTTTGCAAAGTTGCAAATGATCCAAGATTAGTTGATGTCGGAAATACTGTTAAAGTTACATTTTCTGGAGTGATAGAAGAAAAAAGAGTTATTAAAAGCACTGGAGAACAAACTAAAACTGCACATTTTTTTGAATTTGAATGTTGGGATAGTGCTGCTAGATTTATATTTGAAAATATTAATAGGGGAGATTTGTTATATGTTAAGGCATCCCCTAGAGAAGAACTAATTGATTTTGATAATTATACAAAGAAAAGGATATTCTTTAGAATTAATCATTTCCGTGCTTTTGAAAACTAAGAGGAAAGATGACAAATATTGTTGTAGTCACTGAAATTACTACTTTGAATTCTGGTTTAGCTATTTACGGTAGAAATCTTATTCATCTATTAATTGAACGTGGACATAGGGTTACTGAATTTGCTATTGGGTTTACTAAAGAAATTCCAAATGTTTCTTGGGACGTAATTCTTAATCAGCCACAACCACATGAAGAAGAAGAATATAATTATAATCCTAATAATGTAAATGGTCAGTGGAAATTTGAAAAGGTTCTTTTAGAGATTAAGCCGGATCTAGTTATAGATATACGTGATGTATTTAATTATTCTTATCAAACAGCAAGTCCATATAAAGATCTATTTAACCATATAGGTATTGCTGCTGTTGATGGTATTCCTCAAAAGAAACAGTGGGTAGAAGTATTTGCTGGATTAGATGGTGTTTTTACATATACAGAATGGGGAAAGAAGGTTCTTGAAAATGAAGGTATATTGGTAAATGGCGTAGCACCACCATCAGCTAGTGATAGCTTTAAACCACAAGATAATACTGAACTTAAAAAGAGCGTTGGTATTGAAGACTATAGAATAGTTGGTTCTATTATGAGGAACCAACCAAGAAAACTAATACCAGAGCTTTTTGAAGGATTTAGATTATATTTAGACAATAGTGGCGACACAAAAACCTTATTATATCTACATTCATCTTATCCTGATGTTGGGTATAATATTCCAGAACTATTGTTGATGTTTGGATTATCTTCAAAAGTTTTATTTACCTTTTCATGTAAAAGTTGTGATGCTGTTTTTCCTTCTTTCTGGAGAGGATCTAGATCGTTTTGTCATAATTGTGGAAAGGGAAATGTTAGAACAGCAGAATTATCAGACAATATAAATGAGGAAACCTTATCTGATATAATTTCTCTGTTTGATGTATATATTCAACTTGCTGGAAGAGAGGGTTATGGAATGCCTCAGATGGAAGCTATTAAGTGTGGTAAACCAGTAGCAACTATTAATTATTCTGGTATGACTAACTTTATTGATAACTATGACGCACAAAGTATTGAACCAGACGTTTTAAAATATTCATACGATATGGATATATATGATGCTTCTATTAGTCCAACAACAGTTGCAATAGCAATAGACAATCTCTTACATGAAAAAAGAGAAAAAATAAATATTAATCAAAATTGGGAAGATTCACTGTCTCCAATATTAGACTTTGTAGATAAGAGTAATTTTGTTGGAAAATGGGATTCAAAAAACTATGATATTAAACCATTTCCACAATATAGAGAAATTAAATGTTCTAATTATGACTATGCTAAATATCTTATTTTAAATGTTTTACAGAAACCACAATATTTATCCTCTTTAATGTTTACTAGATTAGTTGAAGATCTAAATTATGGGTTTACTTTTGGTAGGCATTATGGAACATATTTAGTTGAGCCACAAAATGCAAAAGGTAAAACTATTCCTTTTGATAGAGAAGTTGCTTATGTTTATTTAGCTGAAGAAAGAGAAAGAATTAATTTGTGGGAACAGGAGAGAAAAAATTATTAAAATACATTATATATCTCATTTATTTGAAAACTCTGGCTGGGGTCGTTCCTGTAGGGAGCTAATTCGTGCATTAAATGAATTTGGTGTTGAACTTACCTGCTCTCCGGTTATATTGAGTAAGACAAGACGAATAAACGGAAAATATTCTTTTATTAATGAACTGGTAAACAAAGACATAGGAAAACCAGACTACGTTATTCAACATGTATTACCTCACTACATGCAGTATAATGGAAATTATAAAAAAAATGTTGGATATGCTATGTTAGAAACATCTAGTATATCATCAACAAAAATGATTAAGTATTTAGAGGTCGTTGACGAGGTTTGGACCTGTAATGATAATTATGGTCCGTTTTCATATTATAATAAAGTAGAAACAATTCCACTACCATTTGATACTTCTATTGTAAATAGTAATATTCCCAAATTAAATATTCCTGAAATTGCACACATGTATAAGTTTTATACTATTTGTGAATACTCAAGAAGAAAAAATATATGGGCCGGTATTAGAGCTTTTTTTAAAGCATTTAACGGAAGTGATAACGTCTGTCTTATTGTAAAGGTTTTCTCAGTAGAAAAAAATAATCTAGAATTCAAGCAAAAACTACAAGAAGAATTAGAAGTATGTAAAAGAAATTGTGGTATTGTAAATCCTCCAGAAGTACATTTTATAACAGAGTTTTTTAATGAAGAACAAATTTTATCGCTGCATAAGTATTGTGACTGTTTTATTTTACCGTCTTTTGGAGAATCTTGGTCGTATCCAATGGTAGACGCTTTAGCTTTTGGAAAACCAGTAATAACATCAAGATTGTCTGGTCCACAATATATAAGCAGATTAGGATGCGAAATATCTTTTTGCCATAGCGAAACAGATTTGTATCATGGTGAATTAGATAGAATTCCTGGATATCATACTATATATGAAGATTGTCAAAATATTAATGAAAATGATATGTCTAAAAAGATGCAGTATCATTATAAAAGAAAAGAAAATAATCAGACAGTTAATCTAAAAGCTTTAAGTAAAATATCGTTTAAAAAGGTTGGGAAAAGAATATGCGAACAATTAATGGTTTGATAAATAAATATACAGATAGGAAATTGAATATATTATGCTGTCCTACTCATGAAAGATATCAAACAGGGTTTCAAGATATTGATGCTGTATTTCATATGGTACAATTTGATAGTTGTAAAGAATGGATTACGGAATACGCACCAGTTCCAAAAAACCATATTTTGTGGCATAAAGATTATATGCCTAAAGGAATAAGATTTGATTGTGCATTATCTCAACATAAGTTTGGTCAATTTCAATTTTTACAACAAATATCTAGTCAACTAAATATACCATTAATAAGCCTAGAACATACATTACCTAGACCAGATTGGTCTGAAGAAGATTTAAAAATGCTTAAGAATATGCGTGGAGACGTTAATGTTTTTATTTCCGAATTTTCAAAGGGTAAGTGGCTTTTCAATGATATTCCAAACAGCTTTATTGTTCATCATATGGTGGATTCTGATTTATTTAAACCAAAAACTTATAGGGTAAATAAAGTTTTATCTGTTGTTAATGATTTTAAAAATAGAGATATTTTCTGCGGATATACTATCTATCAGAATATTGTTGAATTAGTTGAAATAGATAATTTTACTCTTGTTGGTGATAATCCTGGTATGTCAGAAAAGGCTAGGTCAACAGAAGATCTATCTAATATTTATTCTTCCCATGAAATCTTTTTAAATACTTCTACCGTTAGTCCAATTCCAACTAGTCTTTTAGAAGCTATGTCTTCAGGCTGTGCGGTTGTTTCAACGGCAACATGTATGATTCCAGAAATTATTAAAAATGGTGTTAATGGATTCTTATCTAATGATGAAGAAGAACTATCTGAGTATATTCAATTACTACTAAAAGACACAAAGTTAGCAAGAAGAATTGGTGACGAAGCCAGAAAAACAATTATTAAAGATTTTAGTAAAGAAAAATTTAATAAAACATGGTCTCATATTTTTAGGAGTGTTTGTAAATGAAGGTTTTTTTAACTAATAATGATATTGGACCAATAGGATATAAGATATTTAGTTTATATGATCTTAATAATATATGCGATGGCGAATGCTATGAAATATATCTTGATGATTATTTAATTAATTCTTTCCCTATAGATACTCTAATAAATAGTTTAGAAGATGTTCTTTCTTCTATTTTAAATAAAGTAGCAATTAATGGAATTATTATTATTACAGGCGTTGATATAGATTTATTCGCAAGAGATCTTGTGTGGGGTAATTTAAGTTATGATACTAAGCAGAGTATTATGGAAGAAGTAAAAAACGCTATTACCTGGAAAGAAGTTAAAACAATTTTACTAGATAGAGGATTTAGTATTAGTCGTGTTGAATTAAATGGTTATGAATTTATTATAGAGGCAAAACGTGATTAAAACAACTTGTGAAAAATGTATTTTTAAATTAGAAAAAGACGGTGATCAATATGGTTGCTATGTAGGTAAACTAGACAAATTCTTAGAAAATAGTTCAGCAACCAAAGAAAAAAACTATTATGCTATTAGTAGGATGTGTAATAGTTGTAGAGATACCCCAAAGTCATCAGACTTAGATAGCGATGCAAAACTTGTTAATGAAGAAAATAAGACTAATTTTTATCTTTTTATTAACTGTTGCGATAACGATATTATACCACAAAAAACAATTGAATCATTAAAGTCTCTTGAGTATACTAATCTTACCGTTCACTTCATATTTAATAGTGGTAAATTCGTTACTTTGTTTTCTGAAATTAACGATCTAATTGATGGTGATTTTAAATTTAGGGTTAGTAAAATAATTAAAGACGAAGATGTACATTATACAATAACCTCTACAATTAATCAACTTGATAAAAATTATTTCATTGGTTTTGTCGATTGTAATAACGAGATAGATAATACTATTTTTGAAGATATTGATAATAAGGTAAATAAAGAACTTAATCAACTAATATGTTATGTTGATGAAAATATGATTTTGATATATAACAATATGTTGTCTATTTTATGCAAGCAGACTGGTAACACTTTTGATATAGATTTTTATATTAGTAGTATTTTAGCATGGGCAGAAAGTGAAAATCAAATGGAGATGGTATGGATAAAAGAGTATGCGTGATTTGCGCCCACAAAAATTATTTAAATTATTTACCATTTGCTGTTGAGAGTTTTGAAGATCAAACATATAAAAATTGTCATCTATGCGTGATAGATGATGGTTCGTCGGGAAATATTACCGATGTATCACAGACAATATTTAAAGAAAGTGAAATTGAATTTGTTGGATTTGTTGGAGATTATACTGTTGTTAGTGGGCCAAAGAAAACTTTAATATATTTAGACCAAAATGTAGGACCATCAAAAGCAAGAAATATCGGTATCGAATACATGTTAGATAAATCTGACTTATTCCTTATTTTAGATGCTGACGATCAGATGCTTAGTAATAAAGTTGAGATTCTTGTAAAAGAGATTGAAAAGGATATAAATAATATAGGCGTTGTTTATGCTGATTATTTCATAATAGACGAAGATACAAAAGTTATAAAGCAGGAATTTAAGAAACCGTATGACAAAGCAGTATTAGATTATGAATGTATAGTACATAGCGGATCTTTAATAAATAAACTTGCTATTGAAAAATGCGGACTATACGATGAAACCTTAAGAACTTGCGAAGATTATAATTTGTGGCGACGGATTTCTAAAAAATTTATTATTAAACATGTTCCAGAGTTTCTAACAATAGTTTTAAACCATAGGAATAATTCCACATTCTCTGTTCCTGCTGAAGTATGGCAAGAAAATTTTAAAAGGGCAATTTCTGATGAAAGGTAAACATATATATTCTCTTCGTGGTGATAAGCACCAAAATAGCGTTACAGTATGTATAAATGCTGCACAACCCGTCAGTAACAGAAAAAACATTGGACCACGATGTTTATTAAAATATAAAGATTCTACCGTTATCGAACATCAGATAGATCTAATTAAAAGATCTTTTGAGTTTCCTGAGATTATAATTATAAGCGGGTTTTCTACTAAGACAATTTATCAGAATAGACCAGAAGGAACAAAAATAGTAGAAAATCAATTATATGAAAGTACAAGAGATTGTGAGCAAATTAGATTAGTAAGTCAGGTTGCCCAAAATGATAATCTAATATTTATTCCTGATAATATGATGTTATCAAGAGAAGATTTGCAAATGATGGTAAAACAATCTACAGTTTTAACATCTAATGATATGCTTAGTGAAAAAGTTGTTTTATTTGAGAAGGGAAAATTGGTAGATTTTGTTTATCATAAAAATGATGATTCTAACTTTTATGCTAATTGTTATTCCTTACAAGGTAAAGAATTAAAACTTGCTAATAATTTTTCATTCAATAATCAATATTCAACATATTTAGATAGTGAGGTTTTATCACAGGTTGTTAAGCAGGGTGGCGAAATTTTTGTTAAAGAGTCTTTATCTGCGGAGTTTGTAGTTTGAAAATTTTAATTGAAAATAATGATACTAATGCTCACTACTATATTAATAAAGGTTTAGCAAACGCATTTAATTATGTAGGTCATGAGGTATATTTGTGGAACACTTGGGAAAATTGTGCATTTGATGTTTTTAATTCGTTTGAGCCACATATTTTTATTGGTAATGTTCACACTCTAAAGGTAGATATACATAAGTGTATTGAACGTAGACCACACCTAAAAGTAATTATGAAAGGTCCGGATTTTGGTCCTTTATCAGAAATTGTTGCAAAAGAATATCCAATTCTATATATGAATGATGAATATTTATCCTCCTTAAAACTATTGAAAGAAAAGACCGGAAAGCCAGATTATGTCTTTGTTCATTATCCTGAAAAATATTTGAGTCAGACTCATGGTTATTATGATAGATTAGATATAAAATATATGAGCTTATTAAATGCTGCAGATTTGATAGAGTACTCAAACGGCAAATTTGATGATCGACTAGCTTGTGATATTGGGTATATTGGTGGTTGGTGGAACTACAAAGCTAATAATTTAGACCCATACATAACTTCTTTATGTTCAGATTTTTCTAAAAATATTAAAATATTCGGGAATAGTCCTTGGCCATGCCCACAATATTGTGGATTTTTACCAACAGAAAAAGCTAAAGATCTATTTGTATCTGCCAAGATTAATTTAAATGTTCACGAACCTCATTCACAAAAGTACGGTTTTGATGTTGTAGAAAGGCCTTTCAAAGTTTGTATGTCTGGCGGGTTTTTGATTTCCGATTATGTTGAAGGATTAAAAGATATTTTTCCTGCTATACCTATGGGTACAACAGTGGACGATTTTCATAATTTGATTGATTATTATATAACAAGACCAAAAGACAGAAAAGACATTTCTATTGAGTGCCAAAAAATAGCACTAAAAAATCATACTTATTTTAACAGAGGAAAACTTATATTAAATAATTTAGGATTTCGATCTCCTGAATTTGATAATATTATAGAGAGACTAAGATGAAAAAATTAACACACTTTGTAAAACCATCTAATATTACTCCAACAAAATATAGATCTCAATTTATTAAGAATCATCAAGAAAAGATACTTCAGTCTGGTGATGTTTATTGTTTTGGGGTTTTTTCTGGATGGTCAATGGTAGATGAAGTAAACGGACTTTTATCAGTAGGAAAAAATATTGGAAACGTTTGGGGTTTTGATAGTTTTTGTGGACTACCAAAAGAAGAAGCAGAATCATTATATTGTGAAGAATGGGGAGAGGGCGAATTTAGTTCTTGTGCTTATCTAGATACTGATGATCCCAATATAGCCGCACAAGCTATTAATAAGTTTGTGATAGATAAAACAGGTCATAAAAATATAGAAATGATAGTTGGGTTTTATAAAGATAGTTTATTTCCTTATAACAAATATAATCCAGCAATTTTAATTGATATTGATACAGATATTTATTCTTCTGCTTTAGAAGCTCTTAATTTCATGTTTTCACAAAAGCTAGTTGTTGAAGGCACAGCAATTATTTATGATGATTGGAAAGGAACTTCTTTAGGAGAGGGTAGAGCACATATTGAAATAGAAAAAGGTTATGGCGTTGAGTTTGAACATATTTGTGGAGACGGTGAAAGAATGTATATTGTAAGAGGAATTAATGTCTAAAAGAATTTTACTAACTGGTTGTACTGGTGGAATAGGTCGTCACACATATCATTATTTAAAAAATGAAGGTTATGATATTACTGGTTGTTGTCGCAATCTTGACAAAGCAAAAGAATTAGAAATTGATAAAGTATTAGAGGTTGATTTAACATCTAGGCTTTCAGTTAAAAAAATGATTAGCAAGGTAAATCCTGATATAGTTATTCACTTAGCGGCAATATCTTCTCCTGGATCAGTAAGAACAAGTAAAGAGTTTCTTAATAACAACGTTAATGCAACACAATATATACTTGAAAACATAGAAGATAAAAAGATTATTTATTCTAGTTCTGTGGTTGTATATGGAGATCAATTTGATTGTAACGAAGATTATAATTCAAAACCAACTACTCTATACGGTGCCACAAAAATGATGTCAGAGTCATTAATTCATGCTGCATATAAAACGTATAATATAAAACATTGTATTCTAAGATTGTGTGCTACTGTTGGTAGTGGAATGACTCATGGACTTATTCCAGATCTACAAAGAAAACTTAAATTACCGGAAGCAACGTTATTTGGTAGAAAACCAGGAAGTGCAAAACCTTATATTCATATTGATGATGTTGTAAGAATTATAGAAATGAGTTTAGCGAATAAATTTTCTAGAACAACAATGAATGTATGCACCAAAGGAATCCTAACTGTAGATCAAATTAGGTCTATGTTTGATCCAAGTAATCAATGTAATATAACATGGGATGCAACAAAAGTATTTAAAGGAGATAATAAAACTATCGACTGTAGAAATAATAAACTTTGCTCTCATTATAATATGAAATATCCAACATCAAAAGAAGTAATAGAAGCAATAGTGAGGCAATCAAATGCATAAGCAATGGGAACTTTTCTCAAGAAATATTGATAGTTATTTAGACACAAACGGTTTTGATGAATTCTGGAAATGCCCAGCTATTGGTCAAACAATGTATTTTTCGTCTATGGATTATTGTAAAGACAGATTAGATTTTTGTGAAGACGTTTTTGGTGCAGCAGAACTAAAAAAGGTATTTAACTACGATAAATCTGAACGCAAAAAATTGTTTGGGTATAATACAAACACAAACACAATTCATCAATTGTACCACTTAGCTAAATATGTTGATTGGAATAATTTATTTGGAGATGTTATTCTAGAGGTTGGAGCAGGATATGGTGAATTATGCAGATTGATACATGCTCTTGGATGGAAAGGAAAATATATTATTCATGACCTACCAAGTCAAGAACGTTTGCAAAGATGGTATTTGGATGGAATTAAAGATATTTCATGGAATAAAAATGTTGATGATTGCGATCTATTTATTGCTATGTGGTCTATTTCAGAATTTCCAGAAGAAGAAAGAAGGAAGTATTTGAATATTGAAAATGATGGATTTATGATGGCTTACGGAGATTCATTCTTTGATGTTGATAATAGAATTTTCTTTAATCTATTTACTGATGATAAAGAGGATTATGAATTTATTCATCTTAATCATCCGTTTTTAGAAAATCAATACTATTTATTTGGGAGATAATATGAAGGTTGTAGTTTTTGGTGGTGCTGGATTTATTGGTTGTACTCTTGTTGAAAAACTATTAGATCAATTTTTTGAAGTTTATGTTATTGATAACTTTAGAAAAGGAATTGAGTCTGTTGCGTCTTTTATGCCTCGTAATAGACTAGATATTAGATATGGTGATATTAGAAATATTCATCAAATCAAAAAACAAATTATAGAAATTGATCCTGATGTTATTGTTCTCGCGTCTGGTATTGTTGGTTTGGATGACTGCAATAACAATCCCGAAGAAACAAAAAGAGTTAATGTTGATGGCTGGCGTAATGTAGCAGATGCTTGTGTTGGTTATCCTATTATTGGGTTATCAACAGGAAGTGTTTATGGTAAACTAGAAGAGGTTTGTACAGAAGATTCTCCATGTAATCCGGTTTCTCTTTATGGAACAACAAAATTAGAAGGGGAAAAACCTATTTTGGATGTTGGCGGTGTGATTTATAGATATGCTACTGCTGGTGGAGTTTCAAGAAATATGAGAATGAATTTAATTCCAAACATGCTTACATACGATGCTATTAAAGATAAGAAACTAGATATTTATCAACCTGGTGCAAAAAGAACTTTTATTGATATCGAAGATTTTGCTAATTCTATTATTTTTGCTATAAATAACCATCCTTTTATGCGTGGTAAAATTTATAATGTTGGGGATAATGATAATAATTGGACTAAGAAACAAATAGCAGAATATATTCAAAAGAAAACAAGATGTGAGTTAACGTATAATAGTGATAAAGAAGATCCAGATCTTCGCGATTATGCCGTGGATTTTTCACGAATCAATAAATTAGGCTTTAAATGTAAAAAATCTGTAGAGAATATGGTAGACGATCTATACGAATATTTTATAGAACAAACATATTCTAAATATGAACTTGATCCAGAATATGTTGATATGTATTTTAGTAAGGAGAATAAATAATGAAAGTATTGGTTAGTGGTTCTAAATCTATGGTGGGTAGAGCCACAATAGAAAAGCTAAAAGAGAAAAATTATGATGTTGTTGGGGCGTCTAGAGAAGATTGTGATTTTTTACAACTAGATCAAGTCAGGGGTTTATTTACTGCTCATAAGCCAGACGTATGTATATCTTTAGTAGGTACTAATGGAGGAATTTCATATAACAGAAATTATCCTTTTGATATTTATGCTCAAACAACTCTAACTGGTATTAATAGTATTTTAGCTTGTGTTGAAAACAATGTTAAAAAGATTCTATATATTGTTCCTTCTTGCGCTTTAAATCCATCAGAAGACGTTTCTAATGAACAAGACTTATATTATGGTCGTCCGCATCAGTCTGTTGAATGTCATGGATTAGCAAAAAGATCAGTAGTTGATTGTATTAATTTTGCTGTCCTTCAATACGGAAATACTGGTTTATGGGCGAATATTATTATTGGCCAAAATTCTTTCGGACCATTCGATAGATTTGATGATGAAAGAGGTAAGGTAGTTTCTGGATTAATTCGTAGAATTGTACAAGCTAAAATAAATAAAGAAGATAGTGTAGTTATATGGGGAACGGGTAAACCATTAAGAGAGTTTCTTTATTGTAAAGATTTTGCCGCTGGTATTATATCTACTCTAGAATCAGAGAATGTAAAAAGAGATATTATCGTTACATCTGGTTATGAGATTTCAATTAAAGAATTAGCAGAGAAAATTAAGTTATTATCTGGATATGATGGAGAATTAGTATTTGATACTAGTAAACAAGATGGTCAAATGAGGAAAAGACTGTCTATGGAAATAATGAAGAATTGTTTAGATTTTCCTATTACAGATTTTGATTTGGCTTTAAAAGAAACAATTGATTGGTATATATCTACTTTGGGGAATGAATGTATAAAAGTATAGGAATAATCTTAGACAATATTTATGCTAATCAACTTGCATATGAGTCTATAACATCATTAAATAAATTAGCAGAAAAAACAAATACTAATATTGCGGCATTTGTAAAGAATATTTCACCTTCTTATATTCCTGCTAAATTTGGTATTTTTGGATTACATTCTATCCACAATATATCTCGCGGAACAATAGTAGCTACGGATTTAGATTCGGCAGAAGTACTAATCAATTCTCAGACAACAGCAAATAAGATTTTCTATGTTTGGGATTTAGAGTGGTTGCATAATCCACAAAAGAAAAACTTTTTACAAAACACAAATATATATAGGAACATAGAAATAGTAACACGAAGCAAATCTTATTCTGATGCAATTAACAATTATTGCAATATTAGACCAAAGATTTTATCTATTGAGGAAGTATTAAATGTCATTTAACGCAGAACAACAAAAGAGTATCATCGTTTCTTATACTGAAGATAAAGATAGTTTAGAAATGATCGCAAAGAGATATAACACGTATGTTAACAAGATTAGGAGATTCTTAATTAAGAGTAATGTTCCTATTCGTAGCTTTGCAGAAAGTCAAAAAATAGCATTGGATGTTGGAAGAAATGAGCATCCGACCAAAGGTAGAAAAAGAACAAATGAAGAGAAGAAGAAAATATCTTCATCTGTATCTAAAGCCTGGGATGAATTTTCTGATGAAAAAAGGGAATCTATTAGGGAGGGTGCTGCTGTTAGGTGGCATCAAAGAACCGACGAAGAAAAAGAGGAAATGTCTCTTGCTGCCAAAAAAGGTATGCAAAAGGCTGCCATGATTGGTTCAAAAATGGAACATTTTATTCAAACAGATCTTGAATCCAGATCGATTCCGGTTATATTCCACAAGAGAGATTTGGTCAAAAACACGAATCTTGAAGTAGATATTTTTGTTCCGTCGTATAATACGGCTGTAGAAATTGATGGTCCTACACACTTTCTTCCCATTTTTGGTGAAGACAGACTTGTTAAGACAATGGAATCTGACAGAGAAAAAATTGGACTTTTAATTAGTGCTGGATATAATATTCTAAGGCTAAAGTGTTTAAGCAAGAGCGTTAGTATGGCTAAGTCTAAAAAGATTACAGATTCTATCGTTGAATTTTTGGAAAGTATCGGTTCCGCTAGTGGTCAATATAAAGAAATTGAGGTTTAATATGGAATTAGAGAAGTTATCGGTTGCAGAGATTAAAGAGAGATTATCTTCAGAATATGGTTATTCACAAGAAGAGATTACGAGTATTGGTGGTAAGGTTGCTCTTAGAGAAGCTCTTGATTTAGAAATTAAGAAGCATCTTGCATTCGGTGATGAGGAAGCTGTTTCTGGTTATGCTGATGAATTAGAAGAGGTAGAAATGGATAGGTCATCGCCAGGATGGTCTGATTATGTTATTTCTCTATTTAGAGAAGATGAAATGATGGTTAAAAATGATAATAAATATCCAACATTAAAGGGTCTTCGTAGAGTATTTTATAATATCTTTGGTCCACCATCTTTTAGTGGAGTTATAGATTATTCCTCTCCTAATACAGAATCAAGTCCAGGTCGTGCTCATGCTAATTATGAATTGGTGTTTTATGACTGTGGACGAGAAATGCGATATAGGGGGGCTGCCGATGCGTATCCCGGCAATATTGCAGGAGGTTATCAAGTATACCCATTAGCAATTGCAGAGAACAGAGCGGAAGCTAGGGCCTATAGAAAGGCATTGATGTTAAACATCGTAACTGCTGAAGAAATGGGGAATGAAGAATCGCACTTTGTTTCTGTTTTGAGTAGTACAGGAGAATTTAATGAAGCTGAACCAATGAATGATAATCAAATGTTGGTTGTTAAAAACAAATCTAAAGAATTGAATATTGATCCTGACAAGTTTTTAGATTTTATGAAGAAAGAACTTGGTGTGCTTACACTAAGTAAAAAAGAGGGATTGGAGTGTGTTAAGAGAATTAGTATGTATAGTAATAACCCTAGTATTATTCCAGGAGAATTGAAATGAAGTTGACTTATACAACATCAGACGGTCGTTTAACAGTTGAGCTTGAAGGTAATTCAGACAAAGAATTATTTAGGAAGTTAGCTCACTTCCAAGAAGTTTTTGAAGATGTTGCTTCATCAAATGTTGGTGGTAAATTAGTAGAAGGTGGAGATATTACATATCGTGTACGAAGATCCAAATATACTGATGATAAAGGAAAAGAAAAGGAGGCTGAGTATTTTGAAAAGGTAGTTACTAGCGGTCCTTTAGCCTGGTATAAAAAGAGCTTTGGTGTATTGGATGATGGTAGCGACAATCTCTTTCCCAAGCGTCCAGATAAAGAAGATAAGAATCTAGAGATTGGTAACAATGGTTGGGCTAAATATAAGGTTGTTCCTAAGTAATTTTTGTTACTGAGGATGCTGTGTGGACAGATAATTGTAGATTCGACTTCTACCATCTTCATTTTGTTTTTTACCACCTATTATTTGGGATCAATATGGATAAGATAGAAATTTTAGAAATTATATATGATATTCTTCGTACAGTTGATGTACGAGATATCGGGTCAGAATATGGGGTATTTGAAACAATGGATCATAGAGATCTTTTACATTCTATTGCCGCAAAAATACAACAACTTACAAGAGAACAAAATTGGATTGATGATAATCAACCGGATATGGAACAATGAAAATATACGGATTAAATGGATTCCTATATCCACTCCCTCTTCCTAAAACAAGAGTTGAGCCTGTATGGGAATTTAATTGGAACGATCAAAGAGCAGAAAAGTTTGCAAAGACAATAAAAGAGGATTGTATTTTAATTGGCTTTAGTGATGGGGCAACGGCAGCATTGACTGTTGCTCAATGTTCAAAATTTGTAAAAGCAGTTTATTGTCATTCTTGTATGTATTCGTCTTATAAATTAATAAGATATTTTGATGTTAATTTCTTTAGTACAATTGGAGATAAAACACCAACATATGAAGGAACAGAAAAAACATTTCACAAATATATATTAGGTGGTTATAATTGCAATATATTAGATTTGCAACCAGAACCAATTAAATCATTTAATCCTGTTCATATGATTATGAATAAGAAGAATCACCACTTTACAAACTGCATTAAATATTTGCCAATATAATTATGGAAATACAAGATATATCAAGAATAGAAAATGGCGTTCAAATAATAATATGTTTAGTTGAAGGTCGTCACGAATATGGACCAATCAAAAATAAAGAGTGGCCTAGATTCGATGCTCTTACAAAACAACTTAAAAGAATAGTTACAGATATTGATGATCTTACATTAGTTCATGTAGACTCCCAAGAGAGTCGTTTAAATGAAAGATGGCAACCACAAACAGTGTATCAATTGAGCCTAAGAAAAGTTAAAAATATCTAGAGCCACCACCATACTTTTCTCTTCCATGTAAATAGTTATGGAGTCTTTTTCTATCTTTTTTAGAAAGAGAATCTATTATTTCTTGCGGTACTCTATGTTCTCTTAAATGTCCTTCTATTGTATTAGGATGACCCCATGGCATATTAGCCCAGTCACTATTCAATATGCTGTCTAATCCATATTCGGGGCTGTCTTTTTTTTTACATCATTGAAGTATTTGTTGAACTGAGAGACGCTCATAAATCCACTATGTATAACTTCTACTCCGGAGATATACATCTTAAAATTAGGAATTGGATTTTGAGAATCTATTAGGTATGTTATTTTCCATCCTTTGGATTTTAATTTTGGCTCAACCTCTAACTTCCACTTTTCGCACCAATAACAGCCAGAATTTGTATACATAATTATTTCATTTCTTACTGATTGTCCTAATTCTTTCTTTTCTTCTTTTTGTGGTGCTGAATCTTCTGCAACAATAGCAGATAAATCTTTCTCATCAATGCGACCATCCCCATCACATTTTTCGCATTTAAATGTTACAATAGTATCTCCAACAACACCAGTACCACCGCAATCGGGGCACTGATCGCCAATCTGAGGGCCTTTTGGCACAACAAGGCTAGATGATAGGGTATTGTATTTGGCGACGAGAGACGACGATCTAGCTATGTCTAATGGCATCGCAGCCCACTGGTCTGCTGGCTGACCTGAACAACCAGCCATAAGCAGACAAAAAATTAACAGATATCTCATTTTTGATTCCTTTCTAATTATATGTTTCATTTTTATCCCCAAAGATTAAGATTCCATGTGGGTATTCTTTGCATTTCCCACCCAGCTAATCCCGCGTATACATAACAGTCTCTTGATTTAATATCGCTCCAGCGAGCAAAGAACGAACCTTTTGGAATCATAATATTTCCTGTTTGCGGATTTACTATATCTAAGGATATCCATAATGCTTTCTTATCTGCCGGAACAAATTTCGCACTATCAAAAATATCCCGAGGTCCACCATTCCAACCTGGTCCCCAACTATTAAGAACAAGAACTAATGGGCTACCATACATTTTAATAATTTCTGGTCTATCGTCCGCACCACAATATTGCATAGCATGTGCCCATCTTCCGCTTCTATTAGAGAATCCATTCTTATCTCTGGTTTTTGAAAATCCCTCTCCACCACAAGAAGAAATAAATCTTCCCTGTCCTAAATTATCTCTAATAGCTTCAAAACTAGACGCTTGTGCTGCTGTACGAATTAGATTATTTCTTAGTTCTTTTGCAATATTTTCTGGTGGTGCCGATCTTCCATATTTACCCGCTAACGAACCAGAATATTTAGTTAGATCTATTCCTATTTCTGGATAATTTTTTCTAACAACAGCACCAGCTTTTTTAATTGCAACGTTTGCTGCCGCTCCACAATACCAACCATCCCCACCACTACCTCTAAACCAATAAGATACTTCAGTAGATAATCCACCACTTAATATTCCTGCTTGTGGAATCTCTGGAATAGTTTCTAACTTACCAGTTATCTCATCTACTTGTCCAGCAACAACTTCTCCAACCATTGTTCCTAGTATGGCGTTTTTGTTTGAGTGTGACACGCAGTCTCCTCTCTGCTGGGCACTACCAGGCCAAACATTAGGAAGTAATTCCATAACATGAACAAAAGGAATAACTAATTGGCCAGCAAAAGATCCATACCAACCATAATGTTGAGCAGCGTCGTCCGCATTAGAATAACCACCAGTCTCAACAGCTATTTGCTTGAATCTATCTCTTTCATCTGGATCAAGATAAATACCAGAAAATCCTTCTTCATATTTCTTAATAACGTCTTGTATAGTATTTAGGTTAGCAGAAACTTCCTGTGCCCAAACCTTAGTTCCCTTTGCATAAATCTTCATTTTATTTCCTTACTGAGTAAAGGCCCAACCTATAGCATAGGAAAGTTGACTAACTTCTTTTATCTTTTCTGGAGTCATAGGTGTTGGATATTCGCCAATAACATCGTGAAATAATTTATCTACTTCAACACCAAAACCAGGAAATAATCCGGTTAGTTCTGGATACTGAATTCCAAAAATAGAGAGAAGTTCTTTATTGTATTCCGGCAATTTATCAGAATTAATATTCACTTTGGCTTTTGACCAAACATCGCCATTACCCAACCATAAAGCAGCGGCATATTTCTTTTGTTCTTCTGTGGCCTTACTGTTTTGTATAATAGTCACAAGATTAGACATCTTAGCTTTCATTGCTTCTGGTATTTCTCTTTCAACAGAAACAACTGCTGGTACATTCTTACCTCTTAAAAAACTAAGATCAATGGTCTTTATCTTGTCTTCAAATATAAAATAAGATGCCACAACAATAATAAGAATGGGCATTTTATTATTCATTATCTTTCACCTCATCTACTACTACCATAGATTTTTCGCTTTTTTCTTGATAGTGAACAAGATCATCTATTACAACAGTAATGTTTTTATAAACACTATCGCTAGTCTCAAATTTAGATCTAATATCCCATAATCTTTGTAATATTTCTAATTTAGATTCTCTATCTATTGAGCTTGTTTTTGATGTTGATGGAATAAGATTTTTAATTTTACTTAAAGCAGGAAGCTTATCTTTAAACATCATATATAAAGCATAAAGTGCAGCAACAACTGCAATTATCATTTTTGGGTCCATTATTTCATTCCTAATATTCTTTTTGCGGCAGACTTAACTGAGTTTAAAATTGATTTCTTTACTAATTGTCTTACAACTATATCTGGTCCAGGAAGATCTATAAAAGGTAGAACTACATCTAATACTTTTTCTACCAACACAACAACCTTGTTTACAACAAGAGTATCCCAACCCTCTTCTAATGTTTCTTCTGTGGCTTTATCAATAATGTCGACTATTTTTTCTGGATCATCGTCTTTACTTAATCTAGCCCTAAGTCTTTTAAATAGATTTAATTTGAAAAGAGCTTGTTCAGAAGAATTAACAGATGAAGATGAGTACGAATAATTTTCTACTTCTGACCACGAAATATCAAGCATTATATTCCTCTACTAATTTTGGGTTTTCTACTATTGTATCATAAATTGCGTTAGATAGTTTAATAGCAGAAATATTTTCAACACCCCTTTCTTTCATTTGCTTTCTAACAATAAAGTATGTATTGATTCTTGCTATAGCTTTTCTATTCTTCCACCAATTAATTACTATTGGGGCGACCTGAATAACAAAAGAAATAATAGCGAGAACTAATACAATATCAAAACCATAATCTTCAACAGTTTCTTTATTATAAATTTTTCCTATTTTTTCCTTATCAAGCCCGGTCATCTTTTCAATGACCAAAATATCTAATTCTTTCATGATCGTTTTCTTAAAATCCAATCAATCAAACCAACTTTATCTTCTTCAATTGTTGGATCTTCTTTTGTATTAACCACCAGTTTTTCAACATTTTCTGGTTCTACAACACTAGTATCTTTAAAATATCTTCGTAGAAAGTCAATAACAAATGTCAAACCCAAAACAATAAAGGTAGTTGCTGGTCCTTCTATATCTCTAATTTCTGGAATAACTTGTCCTGCCAATGCATTTATTGCTCCAACACCAGCACCAATAATAACAATTACTCCCCATCTTTTAATATCAGTTTTATCTATACTGTTTGATTTACTTGGCATTTTATTTTCCTTTAATTAGTATAACTCTTTGAACAAGTGAACTTACCTCTGAATAATGTTATGATACTTCCATTATTTAATGTGGCTTGAACATCATAATCATAGGTTCCTTGTGGAATATTTGTATCAGATGATGTTAGTTGTAATGATATTTGTTGCATACCAGTAGCAGATATAACTACACATTCCTTATTTATTGAAGTTCCATAGATACCTATTATTACTGTAGCATCTGTTAAATCCATCCATTGATCGGTAACATCTCCTGTAAATAGTATATTCCTATTATCGACAGTAAGATAATCGTCGCCTTGTATAACACTTAATGTTGTACCATCTGAATTAAGTGGTGAAATTATATTTATTGTGGATGAACTTAATTTACTATTCATTAGGTCTACGGCGGTAGCAAATTCATCAATTCCCGTTAGGATATTTTGAGTGTCATCAATAACCGTATCTATCTTGGTATCTAACGTAGACAAACCGGATACATCCGCTTTGAAAGCATTAGCGCGAGTTCCGTCAGTAAAGTAAGCATAATTGGCTGCTGCGGAAGCACCGCCGGTCAACGCGTTTGAGTCAACTTGATTTGCTACGGTAAACACAAACTGATCGGTCTTGGTTTTAATCGCAGCAATATCGCTGTTGGCAGGTGCGGTGTAACTCGCCGCGAGCATCGCATTGTTGGTGCCCCGCATGTCCGTGTTCACAGTCGTGGTATCGACCAGGGAGACGCGACTGACGTGCCCTGAAGCGTTGATCCCTAGCGAGGCGAAATTACTGGGGAACGCCTGGGAGAGCGAATAGCCGGATTTGTCGTTGTTGGTCCCGACAGTTACTGGCGAGGTAACGCTGGCCACACTGCCGACTACATTGCCAAGCACACTGCCGACACTACCGCTGACGTTACCGCCGACATTGCCGGTGACGTTACCTACAGCCCCGGTGACTGAGCCGACACTACCGGTCAGGTTGCCTGTAATGTTTGCGGTTTGATTTCCCAAACCCGTTGTCGGCGTTAAGGAATAACCTGTCTTATCGACAATGACTTGATCGGTTGTTGCATCAAACGTAGACAAACCGGATACATCAGCTTTGAAAGCATTAGCGCGAGTCCCATCGGTGAAATAAGTATAGATGGTTGCCGCATAATCTCCGCCAGTCCATGCCGCATCCCCGCGATCCCGAATCGCCTCTTGCGAGTCCGTGACGTTGTTGTAATTGTTTGCAGCGGTTGTTACGTTAACTTCGGCAAGCGTGGGAGCATCCGAAGTTTTACCCATGATAACTGCGAGCCAATTACGAATAAGCGTAATCCCCGCGAACTTTGAAGAAAGCGTTTGAATATCCGCATTCGTGTCCGCAATCCCCGCCCCATACGATCCAGCCCGCGACTTATCCAAATCGCCCGCCAACGCATTCCGCAGCACCTTGACCGAATAGTCCCGCCCATTCGGCGGAATCACGCACCACGGCATATCCAGCGTAATCACCTTTGTTGCCGGATCGAATCCGACAATGAATCGCGTTTGTCGATCAACGTCGCCTTCCTCGCCAATCGTGATCGCCTGACCGAAACAAACGCTTGTCGCACCTGCATCTAGCGTTGCAGTTTGCGTTGTAGCCGTCACGATCTGGCCCTCGAACAGCACGTCGGCCATTTGGATGTCGCGGACGAATCGAGCCAGCGAACCGTTGGGAACCGTGCCGGTGATGATGCCGCGAACGATTTCATCAGGGGTGTAATACGGCGGGACTATTACTTGGTCGGTTGCCGAGTCAAACGTAGACAAACCGGATACATCCGCTTTGAAATCATCAGGACCGCTAACTCCAACACCATTAACTTCAGCGACATTTACACTAATTCGCTCCATGATAAGCCAAGTGTACAGATTATCCCCTATTTGTCCAACCTCCATAGAAGTTGCCAGTCCTGTAGTATTGACGACTTGATCTGGTTGCAATGCGACACTATCAATAGTTGGATCAAAAGTAGACAAGCCAGATACATCGGCTTTCAGGTCGTTGGGTCCAGCTACTGTGGTTCCACCAACCTTCGTCACGTTGACCGCTTGATCCGCTGCAAGCCCATATCCTGTCTTGTCGTCGTTAGTTCCAACCGTGACTTTGCCACTGCTTATCGTCAAAACTGAGCCGATTCGCGAGAGTAGCGTCGTCACTCCAGAACTATCAGCAACCGTTGTTAATGTCCGAACCGCAACACTCCATACCGCATCGAATGCACCAGCAGCGAATTTGGCAGAAGTAAATGCCCCTGCGGCAATTGATGTGGCGGTAATAACACCAGCGTTGATAAAGCCAACAGTGACGGCAGATGTAACACTGTTTACACTTCCAGCGACGTTACCCAAAACGCTACCGACGCTGCCTGTTACATTGCCTCCAACGTTACCCGTTACTGACCCTACGGCACCTGTTACTGACCCTACGGCACCCGTGACGCTTCCGACGGAACCAGAAAGATTGCCGGTGATGTTTGCGGTTTGATTTCCCAAACCCGTTATTGCTGTTAGGGAATAACCTGTCTTATCAATAAGTTCCAGAGAATCTGCTGTCCATTGATAAACGGAGCCATCAAGTACCAGCATGGTATCAAGTTTATTCGTTACCGCTTCGACATTAGGCAATTGATTTAATTGAGTTACGATATTGGTAATTTGGTCGTTAATTCCTGTAAGCGAGCTATCAAAAGTCGAAACGTCAGCCTTAAAGTCATCTGGGCCGTCAACGACAGTTCCATTAACATTATTTAATGAAACCGTTCCAGCTATTTCTGAAGCTGTAGTAACAACGTTAATTGATACGGGGATACATGAAGTCTTAGTGGCAATCACCACGAAACTTGTATAGTTTGTTTCTGCTTGCGTTGGCGTATAGATGACGATGCCGTTCGTCGAATACGCAACCGTACCGGCTCCGTTAGCTTCCGACACGCCGATAGGCTTGACACGAACTGTGACACCAGAAGTTTGTACGGTTCCGTCTGCGATTAGAAGCACAGCCCCTATTGCGATTGGCTCGGGAGATTCGGCGTTTCGTGGATACATTATTAAATTTCTCCGTTTAAAGTATTTGTGTTTGTGGTCGCAGCCAATAAGGTTTGAATGGTGCCGATGGAGAGCTAAAGGCTACTCCGTTCCCGTCGCCTGTAGGAAGCGTTGCGGGGTTGGCGTACTTGGTCCCAAAGCCGGACGACCACGGGTAAACTGAGATTCTTGGTGATGCGTCATGGCCAACTGCGATGTCCTCGCCGCTTGGAGAAAATTCCACGGCGCGACCAACGCCGGTCGGGAAGGTGCCGGGGTTAGCATACTTAGTTCCAAAGCCGGACGACCACGGGTAAACCGAGATTCTTGGCGATGAGTCATGGGCAACTGCAATGTCATTGCCGCTTGGAGAAAATCCTACGGCGCGAGCCGACCCAACTGGCAGGACGCTGGGGCTGGCGTATCTAGTTCCAAAGCCGGACGACCACGGATAAACCGAGATTCTTGGCGTTGAGGTTTGACCGACTGCAATATCCGCTCCACTTGGAGAAAACCGGGTCGCAGAACCGTCAATCCCAGGAAGCACGCCTGGGTTGGCGTATTTAGTTCCAAAGCCAGACGACCAAGGGTAGACTGAAATGCATGGCGACGAGTCATGGCCAACTGCGATGTCATTGCCGCTTGGACTAAACGAGACACTCCACACAAATGATGGCGGAACCGTGCCTGGGTTGGCGTATTTAGTTCCAAAGCCAGACGACCACGGGTATGCCGAGATTCTTGGTGCTACCCCGTGACCGACTGCAATATCCGCTCCACTTGGGGAGAACGCAACCGCGTATCCGTTACCAGTCGGCGGCGTGCCTGGGTTAGCGTATTTAGTTCCAAAGCCAGACGACCAAGGGTAGACTGAAATGTATGGCGACGAGCCATGCGCGGCTGCAATATCCGCTCCACTTGGGGAGAACGCGACCGCGTATCCAGTAGAAGCCGGTAGGGTGCTGGGATTGGCTAATTTGGTTCCGAAGCCGCTGCCGGATGTCCACGGGTAGACCGACACGAAAGGAGACGACTCATGGGCTACTGCGATGTGGCTCATTATCCACTCATCTTAGATACTTCGTATCGCGTTTGAGCGTCCAGAATATACGTTGCTGCCTCCGCATTTACCATCGCAGCTAGCTCTGTTTGTAACTGGTCCAATGCGGCCTTAGCAATCGACATTTCTCCGCGTTCTGCGCGGACACTTACTTTGGCCCGACGACAAAGTTGATTCTGGCAGATTTCCGCAACCTCTTCTTCTGTAAGATCCGAATTTCCGTAGACGGAGTTTCGATCAGCGTTGAGGTACGGTTTCAGTTTATCGGGCAACGGGCGAGATGGTTGCTTTGCCGCAAGAATACCTTCAAACCTTTTTGCGTTGTCTTCGTACTGCGAAACTTCTTCTTGCCGTATGACAATCTGATCCGCTACAGCCATTGCCTTAGTACGAGCGGAGTCGATATCCGCACGACGAAGTAACACTTGGCGTTCTTCCGACGTAATGATATTCGCACCTACAAGATCAACAATAACTGCTTTAACCGCTTCAAACTCAATCGGACGATTGCGTTTAATGTTTAGAAGACGATTCCCTTTGCGGGCCGCCTTCTTTACCCCGGCAGTCCCATTAGCCATGGCCGTGTCAATCTTTTCGTGAACATCATACAACAATGCCCAATCTTCAATTTCTTCGGGACGGAAATCGCGCTTCATATTTTAAGTCCTAATTTTGTTATTATGTTAGAATCCAATCAATAAGTTATCATTTATAATTACACAATATCCATAAGTCTATTAGAGTCTGAATCAAAAACCGCCTTTAATTCTAAAATAGACTCTTTAGAATCACCTTTATAGTTTTCGTACCAATTTGAATCTCCTGCTATTCCTGAACAATGATTAGATCTAGAAGAACCCCATCTATAAATATATTGAGGAGAGAAGTGTTTTAATGTATCTCCTGGTTGAGAAATTTTATTTAACATCCCCATAAAAATCTGATCATATTCTATATTTTTAATTCTTGGCCACTCACAAAGATCTAACATATATTTTGTTAAAGCTAAACTACCATAAAATCTACCTCTAGCATCTTCTATAATTGGAGGATTTAAATAGGCAGAAATAATCTTTGATGGTTTTGACCACATATTTTCTTCCATGGTTTTTGCATGTGCTTCTAAATATTTAGGAAGATAAACATCATCGTCATCAAACATAGCCACAGCATCATATTCTATATTGTTTTTATTTGCAAAATCAACCATCTCATTATATTTATTACTGAGACTTTCTGCTCTTTTACTTGTGGCTATGATATAAACATTTTCAAGATCGCAAACACACTCATTCAAAATACCAGAATCATCATAGACAATTAGACTCTTATCCTTATGTGTTTGAGATATAAAGCAAGCAAGCATATTTTCAAGTAAATCTTTTCTTCGTCCATAAGTAGGACATAAACATAGTATATTCATTAATTTGCCTTTATGATTTTGTTTTTAATATTTGACAAGCTTTTTTGGTGGTTTGAACTATTAGACTCACCAAACGAATATTTCTTATCAACATACTTCATTGTTTCTTCTCTAGTATTGGGTATAGACCCACCATATATTTTTACGTCATTAGTAGTAAAACATCTAATTCCACTATTTATAACTCTTTGTATTATATCTGTATCTTGATATCCACAAGGAAGTAAAGATTCGTCATATCCACCAACAGCATAAAAATGTTCTTTTATTATTGCTATTCTTCCGTATGTTCCATCATGCCAATCATTTGACCAAGTATGACCTATTCTTCCTGTTTCTAATAAATCATCAATCCACGAACAAAAATCTTCTCCTATAAAATTATCAGCATCAAGATTTACAAGAATATCTCCAGTTCCAAGTTTATGAGATATATTATACAGTTTAGAGAAGTGGATTTGATCAACAGAAATTCTATGTATCTTTACTCTATTATCATCCGTTTTAAAAGAAGAAAATTCATCATCACTATCTACGTCAACTATAATCCATTCGCAATCATCTCTCATTCTTTCTAAATTAATAGGAAAAACTTCTTTAAATTGGTGAAATCTATTCTTTATCCATGTGCAGAAAGATATCATAATTTAATAGCTAAAGAATCTACTGTTCTTAAAGATTTCCAAACATGATTAACTGCTATTGTAACATCTTGCAATTGTGGATATCCAGTTCCATAATCATGTATAGCAATTATTCCATCGTCTTTTATAACTCTTTCCGCAATCCTTATATCTCTTATACATGCACTTAATTTATGGTCGCCATCAATAAAAACCATATCAAACGTTTTTGGAATAAGAAATTTTTCTATCTCCTCAATCCTTCCTAATAGTGGAATTATCGGTAAATCACAAATGTTATCTAAAAAAATAGGAAGAGTATTTATTTTGGGATGTGGCTCAGTTGTAGAACTATCATGTGGATCAATAGAAAAAATAACCTTAGCTTCAGACATTGCTACTGTAGACCTTCCACAATAACTACCTATTTCTAAAACTATTTTTCCTTTAGATAGTCTTTTAAGTTCTTCGCCCTCACATATTGAAAGCCATCCATTTATAGATTGCCAATCTATCATCTTTTACATCCTTCTTTTCCACACTTAGCACCAGGTTCACATCCATTTTTCTTACATCTGCTCTTTTCGTTTTCTTCTGCTCTACGAATAGATTCTGTAACTAAACCTGGATAAGGATCAAGCCAATTAACATGGAAAACAATTCCGCTCATTAATGACTTCCATCCAATACCTAATTTTTCTGTCATAGTTAATTTATGAACAGGTTCGGTTGATTCTAGAACCTTTTGTTCTGCTGCCTTAGACCAACCCCATGCGACCGCAGATTCATTGATCCATCCAACTATCTCATCAAAATGTTCTTTACAGCCTTCTACTTGCCATTCATCCATTTGAGCCATTCTCTTATTACAAGAACAATTTGCTCCAGAATTAATTCCAACAGAAGATAAAATTGCTTTTAATTCTGTTCCAGGCCCATAACCACGCGGCCAAGGTTCTATTTCCTTTTCTGGTCTTGGTTCTGGTTCTCTAGCTAATAGAGTCATACCATAATATTCTTGCCAGTGTTTAGCTATAAACCACTCTTTATTTGTGGCAAGGAAGTTTTTCATTGCTGGCCACAATCCAGGTTTAGTTTGATCAAATTCTGCCTTTTCACCAAAGGATTGTGTTCCCCTAATAATAATATACTTACTAACTTTACTAGCGTGTTTGTTTAAAACATTAGTTAGATATTCAGCAGAGTTTTCCCTATCTATGACAAGAAGTTCGGTAGGACCAATATCAACCTTCATTGGATCTACTTCAGCATCTTTATGATATGTAATATAGTTATCTATTTTTCTTGAATCTTTTGCCTTTTGTTGATCTACAGCCTTATGAGTTTCTTCAATTAGTTTAGACTCTTGAGTTTGATATACATTAAGTGTTTTTGGAAAACCTGACGCCAAAGCAACTTCCCAATCTGCTCTCTTAACGAACGCAGTTATATTATTTACTTTTGATGCTATATTTCTTACTGTTTCACAGTGTACATTAAGGTCTTTTGATTCTCTTGCAACATCAGCAAACAAAGCATCCAAAGGTTGTGGTCCAGATTGTTTTACTGGTCTTGAAAGATTAATAGGATAATTAACTGGATCAGCAACTAATTTATCCCAGTTTTCTTTTGAGAATAATCCACCGCCAACAAAGTGAAACCAAATCCTTTCTAGTAATGTCTTTTCTCCATCACCATAATTAAACGACGGGTTTTCTAATTCTTTTGCCCATAAAACATAGTTACGGACCTTTGCTGATAATGGAATTGGATATGGGGCACCACCAGCACGACCAAATCTATGATTCCACTTTAAGAAAGGTAAACAAACGGCCTTCCTTCCAGCTTGTCTATATTTTGTGTGGATGTTCATTTCTTCTCCACCGAATCCGCTACATTCTTTTGCGAATCCAAGCCAAGAGTCTTTCCTAGACGCAAATAAACCCATTCCCATTCCTGGGATTTCAAATGTTTCTTCTGAGTCTATTTTACCTAATTCAAAACATCCAAACTTAACTAATTCTCTATCGTGTCCTGCCCATTCTAATTTTGATGTTACTACATGCCCACACGGAAAAATTACATCACCCCCTTTACTTGGTTCAAATTCTTTTAGAGTCATAATATCGAAATACTTAACAGACTTAAATTGCTTTCTTGCACCATCTTTATACTCATCATTAAATTCTTCGTTTGATGTCATAAAGATTGTTCCTTTTGGTGTTGACCAAGCAGAACCCCAAGTTCCCCACATACCTCCTCTAAATTGATCAGTGAAGTGTGTTGATACAATATCTAAACTATCATAAAGCATCGGACCATGAACTAAGTCTTTACATTCTGGATTTTTCTCAAACCATGTTGATAGACGAAGTAATGTATTTGGTTTTAACATAACGTGACAATCCATAACTACTACAAACTCTCCGTCTGCATAATTAAAAATTACGTCTCTAGGAAGTGTTGTTCCTGCAAAACCAGCCATATCTACATATTTAATATTTTTGGTTCTACAGCCTACTTTATCAACACCGCCTTTATTCAAAAAATCCTGAACTAATTTTCTGTGTTCACTACCAACAGGAGAAGTATCTACTATTACAATCTGAACATCTGAAGGTTGTTCCCAATCATTATGCAAAAATACAGACTGTATTGTTGCCCACAAGCCACAAAAATCATCACAGTGAGCTGCTCCTACTGTAATTTTAGGCTTATTTGTTTCAATATTTTCTTTCTTCATCTTTGTCCTTTCAAAAAGAGTTATAATCTAACTATCTATATTATAGATTTAAACTATGATGTAGTTGTTGGTTCTTCTTCACATGTTATACAGCTACATTCTGGAGTACATGGTTCGCCAGCCATATCTGTATATCCTGGAGTACAATTAAAATTAAATGCATTATTAAATACTACATATGCTCCTTCTTCACATCTCCAAACTACAAGCCCAGTAGGAACTGCACATGGCTCACACGATGTTGTTGTAGAGGTTGTTGTCGTGGTTGTCGTTGTAGTGGTGGTTGTCGTTGTAGTGGTTGTCGTAGTTGTGGTGGTTGTCGTAGTTGTGGTGGTTGTCGTAGTTGTGGTTGTTGTTGGAACCTCAATACAAGGAACTTGAATTATTTCACAAGTTTCTCTTCCTGAATATGCCACATTACTACAATAACAAGGAGATGAACAGGTAGAATAAACTATATCCCAACTAGCGCCATTCCATTTTCTCTTACATGGCTCATCACACGGTCCTGTTGTTGTTGTAACTTCAACTGTAGTTGGGCAACCATAACATTGTGGACAATCTCCAGAACAAGGTCTATTATCCGGTGTTGTGGTTGATACATCTGGAGTTGTAGTAGGAACAGAAGATGAAACGCACCCCATAGTTAAAGTTGATCCACAGTTAGTACAAGGGGCTGTAGGAACTAATGAATAACAGTTTGGAATATTAGTATTAACAAGTATTCTCTAATATCCTCCATAATAAATCTGGTCCACAAAACCATTTAGAATACCCTCCGCATGAACATGGTTCGTCTTCGTCTATTGGTGGGCATAAACATCCAACAGCGCCAACTTCACATGAATCAATAGGAGGAAAACCAACACAAGTACATCCTTCTGGACAAGTATTACTAAGAGTAATTGTTTGTCCATCTTCTGTGTATGTATAAGTACATGTATTAGGAGCTAGTGGATTTCCTGGATCGGCAGTACTTGTAGTAGCACAATCACAAGTCGTACTAGTAGTTGTTGTATTACTACAGTTTATTGGTTGTGTTTCTCCATTAGTACAACTTGTGTATGTACAATCGCCATTAGCATTGCCACAAAAACTTGGATAAGCACATCTACATTCTACTGTCGTTGTAGCAGTATCTTCTGTTATAATTCTGCATCCACAAAAATCTTCTGGAGTTGTGGTCGTTGGAGCTTCTACAGTTGTTGTTGATGTGGTAGAAGTTGCACAATTATCGGTAACTAAAGTCCAATACTCATTTAATCCATCAATTGTATAAGTAAACTTACATTCATTTTGACATAAAGAGAAATCTTCTGGAGTTGTAGTAGTTGGAGCTGTAACACAACATTCGCTTATATTAACTAAACATAGTTGATTACCAGTTCCTTCTGACCATAATATTTCTACAGGACCGTTTACAGAAGAAACTAAAGATGTACTTCCAGGAACTAAAGATGCATGTCTATGTGATCTATTTACTATATTAATTTTAGCAACACATTTGCCAGAAATACTAGCCGCCATTATCCCAGCTTTTGTATTACCTTCTAGATCATACCCGCCATTAACATCATTGGTCAAAATAGCGAAACAATCTTTTCCGTCTGTAGTTGCCCCACTTAGTATTTTATTTACAGGATTATCTGTTAAGTATTGATTTTCGTTTGTGTACTGAGTTAAAGCCTCTCCACAAATCTTTAATACTTCCCCTTTTAATCTTGGACCACAAGAATCATTTCTAATTTTGATTATATTTTCTTTAGGTACTGCCCAAACTTTTCTGTCTTCATCCCACCTAAAATCAATAGGACCAGATTTCCAATTATCATACTCGTTTAAATAATTTGTTTTAAATTCTTCCGTTTTATAATCATCATCATCTAGTTTTGCAGGACAGGGTTTTTCATCAATATCAAAACCCCAGCCAGACATAACAACTGGACCTTTTAATCCAACTCCTCTATATAATAGGTCTTCTGGTGTTGTAGTTGTAGAAGTTGTGGTTGATCCATCAGGTGTTGTTGTAGTATCTAAATCAGAAAAAATATCATTAGATATTTGTTCTGTTGGCATTACTCCTTTGAATACAACAGATATATCATGCCCTTTCTTAAAAGGAAAAAGTGCTGTTGAATCAACGCCATATACATTAATTATACCATTTGAATTAGTTGTTGTAGTAGTATCTAATAATCTACTTTCTTCAATAATATATTTAGGTATTGTTACTCCATTCTCATTAACAACGAATGGTCTAAATATACCATCTAAACTGATTCCGCCTTTATTATAAAATTCTTCTGCTATAAATTGCCCAACCTGATAATAAGGCATAGCTGCTACTGAGCTAAATTTTTTATTATCATTATCTCTTGTTATAGATTGTCCTATTAACATAGCAGAAGATGAATTAGGCCTTTCCCTTCTTGGTCTATTTTTTTCTCTTTCTTTTACAGATTGTGCAACCGCTACTATATTTTGAGCATAATTACCATATAAATCTCTTATAGTTTTATTTTGATCTCTTCGTATACTATATATTTTCTTAAATCTTTCAACTTGATAATTGAGCATCTTTCCTGTTTTTACTGCCCACTTACCATATCTATAACTTGTTGTTACTCCATCACTCCCAATAGATATATTCATTCCTGTTATATATGGTCCACCACCAGGAATTTGTGCTCCTGGACCAAAGTTAGTAACCCCTGGAAGACTTAATGCACCATTTGTTCCTTCAATAGAACTTAATAAAATATCTTCCACTAATCTTGTTCCCACAAGATTCATTGCATCAAATCCGCCAAAGTTCCAGGGATTTAAATCTTGATTATATTCAACTTCTACTTTTCCTGTTACCCCAGCAGCAAACCATGGTCCATATGTTTTTAATGTATTTCTTAATGGAACTACTGCAAGGTCTGGATAAACAGGAGTTGCTTTCATTCCATATAATACGTTATCTGAACCAACATTAGCCCAGAACACCTTTGTCACATTAATTTTTAGATCTTTCTCATTACCATTAATGTCTCTTGGCTGTCTACCTAAAACTTTGAGCCATGCGTCTCTCCACATAAACTCTCTACTCTTCATATCCTCAAATCTATATATTGGTCCTGGAAGAGTTATAACAACCCTAGGATCTTCTCCTAAAAACCCATTACCAAAATAAATTTTATTATCAACTTGACATTTTATATAAACGTTTGTCTTAACTGATACTTCGTCATCCAAATATACATAATCGTAATCAAGAATATAATCTATACCTCTAGATAAATTGCTTAAATCTAGAGTTTGAAAATTATCAAATTTAACATATGGAATTATCTTTCCCTCTTCATTTTGAACAAAGGAAAAGTATTCTGGTAGTAATCCAGAAGAAATAGCAGCGGCCATTTCTGAATCTTCTAAATATCCAGATTCTGTTGTTATTAAAGATGTTTCTTTTAATCTAAAATCATCTAGATCCACCTTAACTAAAACATTTGGTATTGATACAGAATATCTAACACCAAAAAAATCAGTAGCATATCTACGAATAAATTCATAAACCTTATTTACATATTGTCTTGTTTCTTCATTAAAAGAATAAGTTTTATGAATTGCTCCTGCAACGTGTGGAGGAACTTGATTTAGTGGTCTTGTTCTAAACTTTGCTTGAAGATCATCTTTTATTTCTGCTTGTATTTGTAGTAAAGAAGCTTTGCCTTCATGTATACTACCAACATAATCATTTAAAGCTATATAACTTTCCCAAGCGTCTTGATTAATTGAGGCTGCTTTAAGTTCACCTATAGTCATAGTATAGGTAGCATATCCAATTTCTCTAGCACTAACAGTAATTACTTCATCATCAGTATCAAAACCATCCTCTAATCTTTTACCGAAGATAAGGTTTCCGTTTAAATCTTCTCCCCAGAATCTTGCAATGGTTCCATTATCAGTCCATTCTGCCGCAGAAAGAAGTGAAACTTCTTCATTACCTTCATCATTAGTTATAGTCACAGATGTATAAGCTCTTGAAGGAAGAGCTAAGTCTCTAAAATATGTTAAATCCATAGGTGCCCCAATCAAAAATTTGGAGCTTGGATTATATGTATATTCTACACCGGCAGATTTATTTATCGCACCATTTACAGAAGAAATATAATCATCTACTGCAGTTGGACTAGGAACAAAATCTCTACTTATTGTTCTGAATTTTATTATCCAACCTAATAATCCGCCATCAATTAATTGAACTATATATTCTTTGTTTGCAATATCGCAGCAGTCTTGAATAAAATCTAATAAATTAATAACATTACCACCCAACCTATAGTCTTCAGTTATAACTGGTATTTCTGTCAGATCTAGATAATAAGATATTCCACGAAAGACGATTGGTTTTTGTGAAATGGAATTTGGAATATCTCCAATCATGTATGTAACAAGACCGTTTAGAATCATATCTGATCTCATTCCAAGATCATTAACCAACGAAGATCCATACTCAATATTTTCATAAAGAGAGAATATATTATATACGTTTTGAACTTCTGTTACTTCTTCTGAGTATCCATTAATTATTAATTGTACACCATCAAGAAATCTTCGTGGATCTACTATTGTGGCAGAAATTAATGTATTTCCACCTTCTCCCTGATCCTCAGATAAATTATCTAGTATACCTGCGAAATAAAACGCATTTTCTTCCTCTTCATCATAAGGATCGTCTGGATCACTTAAAAATATAAATTCTACTGGTCTTCCTACTAATGGAGGATTAAAAGAATCTCCGTTTCTTGTATCTTCTACTAAACTAACAGTTAAGCTTGTTGGTTGTTCACCCCAACCCATTTCTGCGTTTATTCCACGGATAGAAGCCCCGAGAAATCTTTGTTGTCCAAATGCCATTTATTTTCCTAAACTTCGTATGTCCAATTTATAGAATAAGATCCTCTTCCTGTGTAGGGATCATAATTTTCGTTTGGTTGTCCACTAAATGATTGATATGCATTATCAGCAACCATAGGATTTAATCCAGAGACTAAATTACTTATCAAATTAAATGGAAACTTAAAATTATTACCAATATTAGTATAGTCCATTGCTGGAGTCTTTACAAATTCAATAGTTAGATTTTTTTGTCTAGCTTCTGAAGTTTCTAAAGATTGAAGAACTGGACCAGCAGCCCTCCCTAAAACAAATACACTAGCAAACGATTGTCCTGGTTTAATATAGGAAACATTTATTACTTCTGATAAAACCCCACTAATTAGTCCACTTGGCCTATTATCATATTCAAACGAATAATTTAATGTTCCTGCTGCTGGGTTTTTACCAATACTTTCTTGAAGAGGAATAGAATGTAGTATTCCGTTTGATATTTCGTTTAAGAAGTTTTGTGATCTTATATACGGTAGGTTCCTTCCTGATAAATAACTAAACTTATCAAGAGCATTAGACATTCTATCCATACCAGAAATAGTAACGCTAGGATCTCCAACATCAAGACCCCTAATATTTCCTTGAATAGATACTGTCTTTATTCCCTGATTAATTCCTTTAGATAGGGATAATTCATAATTCTCTATTGCTCTACCACTAGACAATAACCAGTTTTCGGTGATAGAATACTCTCCACCCAACTCATCTATATTTTCTGTTTTTGCATAATCATATCCTTGATAATAACCAGGAATGTTATGTATTCCAGAATAAATTATTGATGGATCTAATCCTCTTTTACCAAGAACCCAAGATCTTGCATTTTGCCAAGGTTCTCTTCCGCTTAATAAAAATCCACTAGTATCAAATAATCTTTTACCATTGGCAGATAATGAGTGAGTTACTCTATAAGTTAATTGATATATTCCACTACCAGACGCATCTTCTCTTTCTTCTGTTGGTTCTATTGACCATGATTCTGAGGCATCTTTGATAAGATCGGTATTAGCTTCATCTAGTGGAAATATTTGATTTGCTGTAAGTCCAATAGAATAATCGCAAGTATTATACCATCTATCAGCAGGAAAATTAATAGACTGAATTTCTGGATAACATGTTAGTGGATTTGTTCCATCTCCAGAATATATTTCTAATTTCTTTCCATTATTTTCTTTACTAAATAAAGACTGAATTGCATTTTGTTTTCTTATAATAGATCCGAGCTTAGATTGATCATCAATATTTTCATCTACAGGATATCCACTAAGGCTAGTAAAAAATACACCGCTGCTATTGGGAGATCCCATAGAATCGATAAATTTCCCCTCTAGAGCGATTTCGTAGTTTTTACTTAGTATAGTTCCATCTGGACTCTTATTATAAGAAGATGAAATATTTACTAGTGGAGCAGGGATCAACCTTTTTTCATTAAACCTTATCGAAGTCATAATATTATACCATTGGTCCTACTTCTGGGAATTTTTGTTCTATGAATCTATTTAACTGTGCGTCTGTTGTAGAAACTATCATTTTTTGAATTGAAGGAACCATTTCAGCTAATACTTGACCACCATTCAATATAACTTCTACTCTATGATTTCCTGTTAAAGTAATCGTACTAGGAATAGTTGATATGGCTTTAGCTAATGCTGTAGCTGTTGAATTAAATTGAGTAATAGACGCATTTAAGGCATTAATAGCCGTAGTATCTATTTGTTCAGGTTGTCCTATAGCCGCAGCACCACTAGGAATCATAGGACTCCTTCTTCTAGTATTTATAGTTTGTGCTTGTTGAGCCTGTTGATTTATACTATTTCTTTGTTGGGTTGGTATTATTGACCTTTCTTTAATAAAATCATTTCTACCATTTGGCATTCTTTTTATATTAGAAGAGGTTAATTTAGTCTGCGCTTTGTTTTTAGGATTAATTTTATCTTGTATAAGTTTTGTTGTTCCTGGAAAAAATTTACTAGAACTAGAATTGTTTCTTATAATAGAATCAAATATAGTAGCAAAAGTCTCTCTTCTTCCACCATCTCCATCTTGTAATAAATATTTAAATCTATCTCTGTCTTTTTTACTAAGAGAAGAAGAATCTTTCATGTATGCAGCTCTAAATTCTTTACTATCAGATATAGTTCCTTTACCATAATCAAAAGCGTGTCCAGCCTCATGATTGAATACATTTGCTCCAGAATCATTTCTCATAAAAATTTCTTTTGATGAGCTTCTATACAAACCTTTTATATCCTCAAATTTTGTTCCGGCTTGTCCCCTTGGACTTTGAGAAGATAAAGAAGGATCAATATCAGTTACTTTATCAGCAGACTTAACAGATACTCCATAATCATTTATTGTTTTAGCTAATTCTTTTGGAAAATTAAATTTCGTTGCAGCATCTAAAAATGATAGTTGTGATTTTGCTTTACCCTCTGGAACAACGGCAGGTTTTGGAACAACGGCAGGTTTTGGAACAACATCCGGTTTTGGCATAGATGGAAGAATGTCTTTAATATCTGGTTTAACATCAGATCTTATTGGCGTAGGCTTAAAATCATCTTTTATTGGCTGTACTTTTGGTAATGTAGCTAATCTATCTCTTCTTTTTTGTGCTATTTGTTCTAAAGATAATCCTTTATTTTCATTTGCAACCTTTTCTCTTATAGCGGCTAATTTATCAGCATTTGCGGCCCTAAATTCTTCTGCTTTTTTATCTGCAATTTGCCTTGCTTTAAAATCAGCATCTAAATACTGCAGACTATTTAATTCAGAACCACTATCCATTCCAAATCTTTTTGAGTCTTTATCGTTTAATTTAAACTTTGGACCATTTAATAGACCCTCTCTTTGAATAGCCTCTCTTTCTCTAAAAGAAGAAATTAGTTTTTGTCTTGCCTCTGCAATTGCAGTATTTTTATCTTTTCTATTTGTTCTTAAATTACCTCTTTGCGCACCTCCAGACTCTAATGGATTTCCACCATCTAATAGTCTTTGATATTCTTTATTAGCTTCTATAAAAGGTTTAGCTCTTTCCGTTTCTAATGGATCTTTACTAAAACCTTCTGCATCTCTATTTCTATTTTTTAGAATATCATCATCACTATATTTCCAGAACTCATAATTTTCTGAGTTTTTAATAAAATCTTCTAATCCATCAAAAGAACGCTTTTCAGGTATTCTTGGAAGCCATGACGAGTTTCCTTTTTTGTCTACAGGAAATAGATTTTGTCCTTTTATTCCGGTTAGTGATTCAATAGTATTGAAATTATTAAGATCTTTTATATTTTTAGGAAAATCTTCAGTATAAGTTTCTTGTAATGTTTTAAATATAGATCCAAGAAAACCACCACCTTCATTGTTAAATGGTGCTCTATAAGACATATCTTTATCTTGAGATAAATTAAATACATCTTCTATTTTTTTTCTTTTACCATTAAACCCACCATCTTTAAATCCTTTTAAACTTCCTTTATTTAGTTTGTCTAAAAATCCTACTCCATATTTGTTTACTGCTGATGATTGTACAACATATTCACCATCAGCCAACATTGCTGGTATAGTATCCTTTTTACTAGATCCATATCCAACACGACCACCAGTACTTCTACCAATAGGGGTGGGAGGAGGAGGGTTATTTGCAGGATTAATTGAATCTAATTTAAGTATTAATACGCGTATTGATTCATCCAACTTACCAAATTCTACGTTTTGTGGAAGTCCTTTAATTATTGGTTCTAGTAAAGATAAATTACTAATAATATTAGCTAAATTATCATCACCCCCAACTGAGGATGCTAAATTTGATCTATCTATTTCAGTTAATCCAAGATTATCCCGAAGATTCTTTATTATGGTTGGTATTAATTTACTAAAATCATTACTAGTTGTAGAAGCAACAATGTCAGAAATTTGTTTATTAAACTGTTCTTTTGATAATTGTGCTCCAGACCTACCTATACTAGTATATCCCTCGCTTATAGCATTTTCTATATCTTTAATTATAGAAGCAAATCCTCCGCCTCTTAATTCTGATCCCAAAAAATCTTTTGTTTCTTTATTAACATTAAGATTAGATATTATTCCAGATAATATTTCTGAGCCACTTTTTCCAGATACTCCATCTCCTATTACCTTATCAATAGAACCTCTTAATTCTTTTTGTAAAGAACCTAGTCCAGATAATTGATTATTAATTTTATTTTGTTCTGTTACAAGATTTTTAATACTATCAAATGAATTAAATACTGTTTGTGGATCAACGCCACTTAAGAAAGATATTTTTTCACCAGCTTGCTTCTGTGTATTAAGAGCATTTATATCACCTTTAACAGACAGAGACCTTGTTTCTCTTTCTCTAGTAAATATTTCAGATATTTGTATATTTAATCCTTTTAAGAAAATATCAAATGATGTATCTAAATCGCTAATAAATCTATTGTTCTGCTCACCTTGTTTATTTATTAAAGCTTGTTGAATAGCATTTGCTTGAATGACACCATTTTGAATCTCTTTTAATAATCTATTTTCTTCTTCTCCAGGGGTTAAGATTCCTTCTTCTTTAATTCCAGCCACACCAAGTTGACGAGCAAGAATTTTATCTATAGCTTCGTTTCCAGATAATCCTCCTAATGCGCCTATTCTTGTATCACCAAGACTTTGTAAAAGAGATAAAACATCTTGTCTTAAATCTGGAGGTATAACATCTGCACTTTCTGCTTGAATAGCATTTCTAGCATTTTCAAGAATAAATCCTTGTTTTGCTCTTTCTTGTGGAGTTGCAAAAACAGATTGAATAGCTAAGTCTCTTTTTGTTAATCTTTCTTTTGTTGCTCCTTCTAATTGCTTTTGTGCTATAGCTGTTCTATTAGAAACATCAGCTAAAAACTCTAATCCTCTTTTAGCCTTATCTCTTGCAATTTGCTCAGAGTTAATAGAAGAAATTATTCTTTTCCTGGCTTCTAAGTCCTGAGTTTGTGACAATTGATTTCTTAGTTCAATTTCTTTATCTTCGCTACTTCTTAAATCTTGAAGTAATCTTCCTGAAGACCTTCCTCCTGTTACAATATTTGTTCTAGTTCGTTCTAGATTTCTTTGTTCTCCAAAATTTGATTTACCAAGAACACCTGCTCTTATTCCTTGAAATAATTGTCTATTATCGACTTTGGTTAATCTTCTATCTGTTATTTCTTCAAGACTCTTTCTTGCGTTATCTAAACCTTCAGAGAAATTCTTTAATGCAGTAATAGTTGAAGACTCTAATTGAGTAAAAGTATCTTTATTTCTACTAATTAGTCCACTTGAGATTTCATCTATAACACCAACCAAATCTTTATTTATTCTTTCTATAACAGTTTGATCTTTTCCTTCTGGGCCAATAATATTTGTTATTTGATCTAATATAGCGTTTCTTACTTCTGTTCCTATGTTTGCATTATCTAATAGAACTGCTAATCTGTCCGTAAAGGCCCCTGTGCCGCCGCCTAACGGGTCTTGTGCCCTTATCTGTAGTAGTGCATTAGGAAGCAGTTCTATCGCCTTAGCGGCGTCTATACTCGTTTTAGCGAGGCTTCCAGCAGCAGGACCGAAATTTGATGCAAATTGGTTTAATTGCCCTTCATCTCTTCTTGATGCAACACCAGAGGATATACTATTAAATATGCCGCTTATTCCACTACCAAAACTAACAGCAGAATTAGTTACTACCTGATTTAATCCAGTAGAGAAATTTTGTAACGAATCAGCAGATGTTTGTGCAGCAGCATTTAATGCTCTTTGAGAAATAATACCAATCTCTAATTGTCTAATATTTCTTGTAGCATTTTCTAATCCAGAAGTATTTTCATTTTGTCTCTTAATAGCTTCGTCAATAGAAGTGATGTATTCTTCAAGACTCTTTCCTGTTTTATCTGCAACTAATTGTAAAGTATTAGTAGATACTACAGATCTAAAACTTTCTAAAGAAGAAGAAATAGATCTTGTCTTATTTATAAAATCAATAAGTCCACTAACTGATGATTCTAGCGTGGCATTAAGACTGTCTCTTGGATCTTTATCTGTTTCTACAACAAGTTGTCCTGTTATTTTTGCAATAGCATCATTTATTTGAGAACCTATTACTCTAGGATTAGATCCTTGTTGTAAGTCTGATAATCTGTTGCTTAAGCCAACACTAGTTTTTTCTATATCTATTAGATTTAGTTGTTTCTCAAATTCTTTTTGTGAATTTATATATCCATATATTGCTGCTCCAAGACCAGTTAATGCTGTAACTACACCCGCTGCAACTGGAGTTATTTTAGCTATTGATGATACCATATTAACAAGAGCAAAACCTCCTAATAATCCAGCACCACCAGCAGTACCAGTACCACCAGCAACAAAAGATCTTCTTGTTGAATCAACATCAATATTTTGTCCTTCTCTTAATTTAGATAAATTATCACTAGCGGTTGCACTTAAAACCGATCCAAATGCTGTTAATATTGTTGCTGAAACAGCAAGACCTATATTTAATCTATTTATTAATTTTTCTTGAGATTCATATTTTGCTTGTAAATCTTTATTTTTTTGTATACGTTCTTCTTCTTGAGATATTGCCTCTTTTTGTTTCTTTATTAGATTATCTTCTTCAGCTATTTTTCTTTGAATAGATTTTATCTCATTCTTAATAGCATCTTTTTTATCTAATGCCTGTTGAACAGGAGCCTTTTTAGCATCTATTATAGATTTTTCTTTAATAAAATCATTATTTAGTTTTTGTAATTCTGCATTTCTAGATGATCCAGCTGGCCTATTTGTTTTTATAAATTCTCTATCTTTTTTATATTTTTCTGTTAATTTATTTTGATCCTCATTTAATTCACTAAGTCTAATATTTGGACTTAATTTTTTTAAACTATCTTTAGCTATTTTTGTTTTTTTTGCAAGTTCTTCATTATCTTTAATAAATTTTTTGTCTAAAGATATTAAATACTTATCCCTAGTTTTTCCTTGTGGAATTGTTTGTTTTACAAGTTCTCTATCATTTTTATATTGATTTAATAAATTATTTTTAACAACACTTACTCTTTTCTTTAATTCTTCTGAATCTTCACCACCAACGTTTGTTCTTTTTAGACCTTCATTTAATTGTATTAATCTTTCGTAACTAACGCCTTTTCTTGCAGAAAATCCTTTATTAGAAATTTCTAATTCTTGCTTAGCTGCTGATAATCTACCTTCTCCGCTTTCTATTCTTTTCTTTGCGGACTCTATAGCGGTCCCCAATTTAGCTAATCCAGGAGATCCTGTTTTAATTATAGAACTCATTATAGCAAACTGCAAAACAGCGGCTGTTACTGTTGAAGTTAGTTTGATAGTTTCTTTATCAAGACCACCAAATGAGTTTTGAAGAGCACTAACACTAAGAAGTGCCATCGCACCAATAGTAGGAAGGTTTCTTGAAATAACTCCACCAACACCACCACCAACAACACCTCCGTTAGAAAATTTAGCTATTTTTCCTTCATTAAGATTTTTAAAGAATTCTGTTCCATATTTATTAACAGATTGTTTTCTTACTACGAATTCTCCTGGCATAGCAGCAATAAGTTCAGTGTCTTTATTTCCAACACCACCAATTTCTCCCCCCTTAGCAAATGGTGCGATTGTTCTTGAACTAACTTTTGCTCTTATACCAGTAGTGAAATTACCTATACCTTTTGCTAATAGCGGAGCAAAAACTAAAGCCATTGGGGCTATCAAACCCTCTAATACTGTTCCAAGACGAATTAATTGTCTTGTTAGATCAATAATTATTTGACTAACTACTTTAAAGGTAGCACTATTTCCAAACTGTCGAAGTAAAGCTTGGAACTCTTCATTTACCTTTTTAATTTGAATAGCTAAAGATTCTTGTCTTTTATCAGCATCCTCAGTTAATGAATTAGTGCCTCTTAATGCAACACCAAGAGCATTTTCCGAAGTAGCGAATTGTTGCACTAAAGGAATAACTTTAGAGATTTGTCGGAAACCACCAAGCTCTTCAACAATTTGTGCGAATCTAGGGTCAGCAGAATCTAATTGACCTAGAGCCTCGCTAAGTCTTTCTACTGCTTTATATGGGCCAACGAACAAACCTTCTTTACCTAGCTTCCTAGCTTCTTCACCAACATCCTTTAAATCTACTCCCAAATCTCCTAAGAAGTTTTGAGTTCTTGATCTTTGAATACGTGTGAAAATTGTTCGGAAACCAGTAGCAATAGAATCTGCACTTTCTCGGGTTGTTGCCCTAACAGATGTGAATAGAGAAATAAGTTCTTCTAGAGTACCACCAGCGGCAGCGAAAGCACCCCCTGTTCTTTGAATAGCAGAAGTAATGTCTCCAGATTCTACAGCAAATTTTGCCGACACAGAGTTAATAGAAGAAAGCTTTGCCTCTAGTTGATCTACATTAAGTCCGAACTGTCTTAGAATAGCAATAGAAGATTCTGCTGTTCTATTTATATTATCGAACGTTGGAGCAAGATCAGATTTCGCTAATGCTTGTAAAGCAACCCTAACCTCTCTAGCATTAAGACCAGCCTGTGCTAGTACTTGAGATGCATCTAGAAGTTCTGTAGATGAGACTCCGAGTGTAGTTGAAAGCCTGTCTATTTCTGCTGTTAATGCTCCAAGAGAAGAAAGAGATTCGCCAGTAACCTGTCTGATCTTTACTAGTTGATCTTGGAATTGAATAGCTTCTTTAATACCCTGATTAACAGAGCGAATAAATTTAAAGAATCCTGCTGTGGCGAGTGTATACGCACCGAACCGGCGAATAGTAATGGCTGTTTGTCTACCGAAAGCTTCCATACTATCAGCAGCTTTAAGAGAATCAGCAGAAGTTCTTCTTAAACTCCTACCAACTTCATCTATTTTTCTACTGGCAGTAGAATTAACACCAACATTAACTTTAATATTGATATTTTCTAACTTATCACGTATCAGTCTTGATACTTGATCTAGGTTGCCTGGTTTTTGTAGATTTAGAGCCGCACTGAGAGCAAAATCAGCCATTACTATTCCTTAATCATCTGAGTCGATAATCACTCAGTCTTATTTACTGGTTCACCGTTCTTAAGGAAAGGTTTAAATTCAACAACCTCTTCCTCTTCTACGACCTCTTCTTCAATTAACTGAAGTTCATCATCAATAAACCCATACTCTAAAAGGAAAGAGTTTTCTGGCAATGTTTTTTCAAAGTTCTTAAATTCGTAAATAATATCAGCAAGAGCAGATGCACACTGATATGAATAATCTTCTGATTTCTTACCGAGATAATCTTGGTAAGAAGAATAGACCTTATTTCCCTCTTCGTCGAAAACACATTCGGAAACCAATGCATCAAAATAAGCATTGTCAGATTGTGCCTCTACAGTAAGTTCGTCGAACTCTCTTTCTTTTGCAGTTAAAAGTAGAAGTTTATATCGTAGAAGCTTAAGGGTTAACGCAACCTCTTTAGCTTCTTGAAGTTCAATTCCACCTTTCTTAAGAATAACTTCCTTTTCTTCTATTTGTTTCCTAAGATCATTAAGTTCATTCTCTTTCTCATCATTCCAAAAACCTCTGTTACGAAGAATATTATAAAGTTCCTCTCTTAAAAAAAATTCATCAGAAGAGATAGATCTTTTAAAAACTTTGTTAGATTCAAGCTTGGCCCGAGATAGTTCTTTTTGTCCTGGCTTTTTAACAACATATACTTTTTCGTCAACTGTTACCTTCATTTTTTTCCTCTTACTAAATACGAATCTGTGTCATTAACTAATAATTTTTACACGCTTACTTTCTTTTTACTAGGTTTTTAGGAACGTACGATTTACTCTCTATATTATAGTTGTTTATATCATCTTTAATTTTAAGAATTTGTTCATTTCCAAGGTCTAATATTCTCTTTCTAGCATCCCTGAACTTCTCTAAAAAATCCATCCTAGTTTCCTCATCTGAAAAATAGGTAGAAAAACACTTCTCTATAGCATCAAGAGAACCTATCATTGTTGTCTTAATCTTTTTAGATATGTCGTCTAATAAAATCTTTTTAGATATCTCCTCATTATCTTTTTTCCGTTTGATATCATCATTAATATTCATCAACCTTTCCTTTCTAAAGACAATCTGTTTGCCTCTATCATTAATCTTTTTTTAACATCTGGTAATTCACTCTCGTTTAATTCACCTTTTTCTGCTAAAGCTTTTTGTCTTTGTTCTTTTATTCTCTTGACGTCAGGACTATTTCTATTTTCTATTTCTTTAGCCTCGTCAATATTATTAGCAATTATATATTGTTCTTGTGCTCTTGATATTTTACTGTTGATTTTTTCACCTTCATCTTTAGATGACTGAAGAAGTAACCAACCATCGAGCATATCATCATCATCTATTACAAAGCTCTCAGGTGGCTCAGATGACTCTTGAATAGAATCATACATCCTAGACCACATTAACAACAATTGTTGCTGTGTGGTCATCTGACAGCCTTGTGGAAAGACAACACCATTAACCTTGTATGCAGACCACATATTCGTCCACGGTTGACTTCTAGAAAGTGAACGAATTGTAGAAGGTAGGATAGTATTATTAATATAGTGCGATATTGCTTTGTCTATATTAACTTTTTTAAAAGAGCATTTTTTACCACTGCAGAAAGTTATTTCTCTAACCAGAGCACTTACTTTACAGTAATTAGCATAACCTTCGACAGTGTAAGAATTATTTTTCTGAATAATATTAAGTATGTTAGCTTGTCTCTTTCTGTTCAAAGCTATATACTTTCTTATCTTCTTTACGTCGTCTTCTCTTTTTCTACTAATATACAGTTCTTTCTGGAAGCTTTCCACTTCTTTTTGACAAAATTCTAAAAAAAGAATATCGTCATCCTTAATAAAGCCCTTTTCTAAACAAAAATCCGTCAACTCATCTTGTAAAAGTAAACCTTTACTGAGAGCTTCGTCGTAACTTTTTTTGAAAATATAATTAACTTTATGTTGAATTGACAAATTTGGTGGGTATAAAATGTATTTATCCCATATGATCTCACCCGAGAGTATCTGACTAATCAAATACTCTCGGTCAAAAAAATCCATTGTTTAGAAACCTGCTGGGTCGTTTGGTTGAGTAATTGTTAATTGACTCGATCCGTTACGGAAAGAATAAGTAACTGTCTCATTACCACCACCAGTATCTCCACCACCTTGAGTAACGCCAACTAACTTGTTGCGACTACCAAGATCAAAAATAGTACCATCATCAAGAACAATCTTAATTACTTGTTCTGTGGTGTTATTACCTTTTCCATCAAGACCGGCTTCGGTTGCATCAACAAGGTCACCGTCTGTGGTTGTAACCACGAAATCAGTATTCACTTGAATAGGTAGAGTTGGGAACTTAAAGTAAGGGTTCTTACGACCAAGTTCAAGAATATCTTCTCTTCCTAAGTCAGCATTGATGGTAATTTCAGAAACGTGAGCACGGAATTCTCCGGCAACAATTTCTGGATTAAATCCACTAACACCAACACCAGGAATACCAGCGGTGCCCCAAGGAATTCTAGACGCTGTTGCAGCAGTTCCAAATTTAACTTGTTGTCGTCTTTGTAAACCAGAGATTGGAGAATCTGTGTTATTAAACAATGAACCGGAGAAGGTAAATCCGCTCAATAGCCATTTCTTATGGTTACCAACTAAGGTTACAGATTCTGTAATATTCCCTTCTGACGGTAAAGAATAAGATAATGAGTTAACGAATAATCCGGAACAAGTAACTTGACTATTTGGAGTACCAGAAGCAGAGTCTTGAGTATCACCGAAAATACTCATTACGAATGCTGCCTTTTCTTTCGATCTACCAATTAGTGTTGGTGATGTAGCGGTTGGTGTTGCTAAGTGATACATCAACGGATAACCGTCTAAAACCTTTTCTAGAGTAACTTCAACATCTGGTAAATCTTCTGGCTGCGCGTATGTCGCAGCTTGTCCAATCTCAAACACATCTTCAATATTAAAAGTTGTGTTAATACCTATTGTTTGTAATCCGTGAGCTACTGTAACAGTGGATGATCCGTTTGGAGCAAATCCACCAGCTTTAACAGCAAAATAAATTCTTTTATTACTGAATTGTGCCATTCTATTCTTCCTTTTATACTATTTAGTAAAAATGTTGTTTTATACTTATCTATAAACTAATACACCTATAAATATAAAACGTTAAAAAACGCATTCTAATTCCATTCTAGCTGTTAAATGAAATAAATCACCGTTGATCTTATTTAACTTTTCTAATCTTAAATCTGACACATATACTTTTTTGGCGAAGACTTTTGAATAGGGAAAATTCTCTGATAAATATATATATGTTCCAGATGAATTGTTTAAAGACCCATCGTAATTTATTGGATAAAATCCAGAACTTGCGGCCTGATCTCTATCAAACAGAACAAAGACTTTATCCTTTTGATAAGATAGATAATCTCCTATCCTTTTAGCTACTCTATTATCTGTACATAATACATTACATAAAACCCGCGTCTTCATATTCTGACTTAGATTACCAAGTTCAAATGGTTTAGAATTTCTATCTGTTAATACTTCTAATCCTATTGCTGGTAGTTGTATTCTTCTATCCGGCAAAACATATCCAGAACCGTTAATAAATAAATTGTCTGTAACATCGAAAGATTCTTTGTCACCATCAAATATTCTATTTTCATCAGCATCGAAAACATGAATATATTTATAACTATGATTAACTTCTACTGTTGAACCGGTTGATATTGCTGTGTCAAATAATACAGAACCATCTCTATAAGACACTGTATATCCGCTGGTCATTAATGTATTATTAACCCACACACCACTTATTGGAATTCCTATTCCATTTTCCCAAACCCAGTTTTTTCTTCTAGAAGCCCATAATTTACCTGTAGATTCTCTTGGATCTTTTACATGGTATAGTTTTGCATTTATTGAAGGTCTTTGAATATTTATATATCCTCCCTTCTCAACAAAACCATAGTCTAAATAGTATAAAAGATTATCTGTTAATACTTCAGATAAACCAGACTCATCAAAACTTTGAAATCCACGTAAGCTCATTATAGGTTCCTAATTATTTCGCTTTTGATAATAACTGAGTATTTTTGAGATATCTCTTCTAATGACTCATTTAATGATCTTGTTAACCAGTTATTTCCAGAAACACCTTGATGAGAAGTAGGAACTCTAAAACCACCAGATTTAGCTTTTATCATAATACCGTCGCCGCTTCTACTATATTCTGGTGATCCAGGCTTAAACTTAAATCCAGTGATAACAAACTTATTTCCTTCTAAAAGTAGCCATCTTGCCCAATCTATAGAATCTCCTTTCTCTGTTATAAAATAAGCACTGTTTGAATCTAGTGCTTCATCTAAAGATTCTTTAAGAACGAAAATTTGTATACCGCCACCAAGTATTCTTTTTATACCTGGCTTGAATTGAGAAAACTCTACGCGAACATTTTTAGAAGCTTCTTCTAGAAAACCGTCCACCAGATTTATAGCATCCTCAGGATAAAAACCAAATTGGTGAAATAGATCACTACCTGGACTAATCAAAGATTGATAGGTTGGTGTTTGTTTCCATATATCTAAACTTTCTCTTCCTATTCTTAATTCTATATCATGTATAGCTCTTTCTGTGGCCTTATTAAGAACTCTTGTGGCAGCACCAACTATACCATCTTTTACTCTTTTAAAGAAACCCGCCATTACTTTCTAGCCCCATAACACATAAATTGTGAAGATCCAAAACCAAATGGAACAGGAGAAGAAATTAACTCATACCTAAAATCAGCAAATTCGGTATCAGAAAATATACAAAAATAATCTGCCTTTATAATCTTTTGTAACTGATTCATAGGTCCGATTATTTGTATTTCTCCATTAGGGAAATTTACATTTCCTAGGTTAATAGAATCTTTTTTTCTAAGAGAAGAATTATAAACCCTTAGTCTTATCTCTTCACTCGTTTCTTCTTGTATATAGTTTTTACCATTACAAGTTGGACACGGACCAAATGTAAACGGGGTGTCACCAGTGCTATTATATTTATTTGGGTGGCCAGGAATACAGTTTGGACAATTCTGTTTAGATAGATAAACTAATCTTACCTTTTCAGATATATGCTCGTTTGTATATAACTCGTTTACGATAGTATAATAATCGTCGAAAATTCCTTCTGGTATAAATGTCATTTTAGTTTAATTCTATTCAGTTTGGAGACTAGCCACATAAAGATACGATATATTATACAAACCTTATTCTTCTTTTTATAATTCTTGTTGAAAGTTTACGTTTACCTCTGAACCAAGAAACATAGTATAGCCTCCAAGCATAAGAGCTAATAGACTGTCACTTGGTAGTTCTTCTCCAAATGAGTTTCCTGGAACAATCTTATCTCCATCTGATGCAGTCATATGTTCGTGTGCGGCATCTTTCCATTCTGACCATTTTCGCACAATATTCGTGCCAGTCTCATCAAAATAAGATCTGTTAGAAATACCTTGTGGAACCTGTCCTGCATATCTTGCTGGACTCATCTTAATATATATAGGAGCACCTTCTACTTTAAATCCTTCTGATAGTGCTAGAAGAATTGGAGTCATAGACATATTTTCATGGTCTAATTCTACAGAACTAATCCCATGTACAGTTCTTGAAATAACAGTAGTGTGACCTTTAGCGAAATCAAACCAAGATTTAAGTGGAATTGAAGGAGTTCCACCTAAAATTGCGTCTGTTACTTTTTTTGTATCGCCTGATATTGTTACGCGTGCCATAAAATTCTCCTATGATGTATATTCGATTAGATTGGTTAAGTCTTCACTAGTTGCTGCACTTCGAAGAATAACAAATCGGTCATCCCCATCTGTATCAGTGCGGCGGAACTTGGTGTTGATTGGCTTGATAGCCCTGAAAGCGTTGTCCGTAGACGGCATTCTCGCATCCGTGGTATTTGCCCAAATGCTTGTGAGAGTGCCTTTTACCGCAGTGCTGAGTGTGCTTTCCACGCCATCAGTGTAGAGGGTAAGGTCAGCACCAGAGCCAGCCGTAAGAGGTATTTCTTTCGTTACTCCGCCTGTGGTGACTGTGAGGTAGGCAACGCGTCCGTTGTTGTATCTATCTGCTCCAAGCCCCGCCACCAAGCGAAGCAACCAGCTATTAACTTGGAGGATTGTTTTGTTCGCTATTGTCTGAGTACCAGTTACAACATTTCCTCCGAGAGTTGCGCATGTAGCAGTAAATACATTACCAACACGAGTTAGTGTAATTTTATGCCATGAACCAGCCGTTAATGATGCAGTAAGTATAATGGCTAATTGAGTATCCCCATCACAATATACTCTCATTGATCCCGCTACAGCACCTGCAACACCAAAATTTGCTTCAATAGAGAATCTTTGTCCGCCAGGACCATATTGTGAGAAAATAGATCGAAGTGTAGTATCATTAGTTACATGGTAGTACCAAATATTCAGCTCAAAATCAGCCGTTCCAGGCACTAGTGGAGAGCCTAAATCTACGTAGTTATCTGAGCCATTACCCGTCAAACAAGGCAACGCCTCATAGGAAGGGATAGCTAGTGGGTTGTATTCTGCCGCATCATATGGGTCGTGATTGAGGCGGGAGTAAGGGTTGCTGTACTTTCCAGCCGTGCCAACTAAGCTTAGAGTGTCTACGCAATAGCTGCCTAATGGAGAGCCGGGGACGTAGCTACGGGAGGTCTGAGCTACGGTATAGGTTCTTGCGTACGGTAACTCTTCATTAGAAGCCGAGAACTGCGCACCCCATGCGTAAATGGTTTGTGCTGGTGTGGCTGTTTGCGTAGCATCACGCCTGTCTGTACCAAACATAATGTAGGGGAAGGCTTGAGCAGTAAAGGTGAAGCTATATCTAACCCATTCAGTCGTTAGTGTGCATTTCTGACTTAGATAAGTTACACCAGATACCGACATCAACCAGACTTCTTCACCACCAACCGCACCTTTGAGCCATATCGACAAAGTGTATTGCACGCCAGTTGTATAGCCTGAAACGTCAGCGTAGCTAATATATCTGACAGCGTAGCTAGCACCACCAGACACCGCAGGGTATGCAAGCGTACAGCCACGACTAGAGCCATCAGGGGCAGTGGTTGAGTTAGCAGTGACCGTAATCGAGCCTACGCTGCTGCTGGTGAGCCAAGGAGTGGTGTGCAGTGCTTCACTGCCGAGTACACGATTCTCACCCGCCCAGCGTCCACCGTAGAGCATAGCCACGTCTTGAGTCTTACCACCGTTGAGAGTGCCCCAAAATGTGCTTTCAGTGATGCCTGTCCAATTCAAGTGATTGCCGTTTCCAGAAATATCATAAGATACTAATCCACCACCTTCCTGCATTGGCCACCAGCAGAGCAAGCTGGTTAAGTCAGGATTTCCGTTAGCTATCGCACGTACTTCTGCCGCTGATTTGGCTACGCTGTATATCCGCATGTCAGCAAGTTGACCGCTGAATAAGTACCCACCAGTTGTAAACCGCCCTACGTTAACTAATGTGTTATTGTCGGCTGGCATGGCTAAAACCGTACCGGAGGATACCGAAACACCATCAACGTATAATGTTCCTGTTGTTCCGCTAACTGTGGCGAAAATGTGATGGAAGCCAGCAGACAATCTAGTGTGCGAAAAGGTTACGTCAGGACTAGAGCCAATTCGTAGGTAAATCGCACCTCCAACAAGAAATAGCCCCCATTGGTTGTTTGTGCCTTTTGTGATTATCATGTGGCTTGGGATTCCTGCCCAGTTGCTTATTTTAACCCACCCGCCAAAACTCATGTTGCTTGCAATGATATTCGTTGCTGTCGGCGCACCAAAGTCATTCGAGCCGTCTAACGTAGCGCAAGGCGATTCAATCGTAGCAGGATAGGGAGCTTGCCCGGTAAACTGTAGCAGTGAGCCGTTAATTGCCTTGGTGGTGTCTGACTCATCCTGAGGGATAGAGATAACAGCCGTACCGTTAGTTAAGGTTAGGTTATTGCGGTTGCCTGATACGTCATCATTACCGTAGTATTGAGCGACTAAACCAGTGGTGTCTGCTGCACCCGTGGCGATAATGGCGATCTCAGCGTCAGACTTAGCTACGTTATATATCCTAACATCACTTAATGAGCCGTTGTAGTAATATACATTCACTCCTCCGAGCCGACCAAGAGTAAACACAGAGGAAGCGTCATTGTTAGGGTTATGTGCTGTCGTGGCGGTGGAATCCAGCACACCATTGATATAAATCTTAAATGTCCAGTTTCCTGTAGAGCCTGAGCGAGTCGCGGCAACATGCGTCCAAGCATTAGCCGTTACTGAACCTGTACTTGTGAGTGCTACTGATGCTGAGTTTGGAAGTATTGTAATTTTTCCAGATGTTCTACCCACCTCAAGCGTATAATCTAGCAGATAACCAATACCAGCATTGGAAACAATAGCTTGGTGCACATTCACAACTGCTGGTCTTATCCACGCCGAAATCGTGTAAGCACCCAGTGCAGCGATGTTAGAGCCTAAAGTCGCATAATCATCCGTTCCATCAAAGAACATGCCGCGGGTGTAGCCCACGTTATTCGCAGGGTTATAATTCACTCCTTGGTCTACTGCGTGGAATGTCGCAGGGGTGATATTCGCCAGCGTCAGGTGGTTGTCATTACCAGAGGAGTCAAAGCCAGTCGTTCCAGCTTCCTCATTGCACCAGTAATGGGCGAGTAAGCCTGTGGTGTCTATGGTGTAAGGGGTGGAGGCTTGGTTGTAGATTGCAAGGATTTCCGCCGCTGATTTGGCTACACTGTAGACACGAGCGTCCCACATTTTACCTCTGTAGAAGAATCCAGAATCATTACTACGCGCGCCAAACCGCATTGCCCTTGTTGAGTTGATATTATGTGCGGCTAGCGAAGCAGCGACCTGGATGCCATTGATGTAAAGTCTTAACGTTGTGCCGTCAGCAGTACCGGCAACGTGTATTATCTGCCCACGCCTGTCAGTGGTATCTATAATACCAGCGTTGTCTGATGTCCTGACGAATTCAATCTTTCCTGATGTGGCGGAATATCTTAGTTCTGGTACGGCATCTCCGAGAACATTCATATATGATGCTAACATATTATAGTTATTGTTAGCAATATCGCCCTGTATCCACATACAGAACGTTATTGCAGCACGACTTGTAACAATAGGAGATGCTGTCACTGCAAAATCATTCACCCCATCAAACAGCCATGCACGCCCCTTTAGTGGGAAGCGATACGAATCATAATCCTCTAGGCTAGACAGCACAGAAATACCATTCAATGTACTACCAGTATACGGAGTTTCTGAATCTAGAGTATATTGTAAAACACTAGATATAGAAGAAGGAGAAAAAATACCTATACTAGCCGCGTACTTAACTATAGACCTAGATATGCTTCTATAAATAGAGCTAACTATATTTCTACTAATCATTAAATCTTCCTAGCAAAAACCTTGAGTTCAGAAGCTCCATAACTTGTTACTGTTGCAAAAATTAATCTTTTACCGGCAACAACAAAAGATCCGCTAGACGTAAGAGCAGACTCAACATTATATTTATTTGCTGGATCAGTTAAATCTGAAGCTTTAATTTGTACAGAAGCTCCACTAAATGTTCCGGTAACAGAAATACTATATTCACCATCTTCCAATTCAATTGGACCAAAAGTAGAAGAAGAATTAAGTGTTAGTTCAATAGCATTACTTAAACCTTCCATTCCATCATAACTTTTATCACTTCCATAATCTGGAGTTCTTACAGAGCCGTTTCCTGGTGATCCATTATAAACATAACTTCCACCATTATTATTAGCTTGTGTAAGAGGGTTAAAAATACTCATCTTAAATCCTCATGTAAATATATTTCTACTGTTGTTGGGGTCATAATTGCTTGTCTACTATTTTCATCACTATGTAAACCATGATTAATTTTAGCAAACGCATACTGATCGTACATACTTTTTAATAAAGACTCTGTATTTTTATATACGTTTGTTAATTCTATCTTTGATGGTCCATCTGTGACAGAAATAGATTTTCTTGCCATATCTCTTAGTTCAGATTCTAAAAGAATAATTGCGGCCTTTAATGAAACTAAGTTAATAAATTCATTATCAGTAGGCAAAGGTGTTATTGTTGGTATATTAACTGTTATTGTGTATAGACTGGCAAAATCAACTTCTTTAATTACAAAGTTGGCCGATACAGCTAATAGTCTTTTTAGATCTAGATCAGAATATTTGGTTGATGTAACGTCACCAATTAATACTCTTAATGTCATTACGATTTCATCCATATATTTCTCCTACTAATTAATACACGGTATAAATACAAAAAGCCCACCAGTAATGGAGGGCTTCTCGATTATCTAAATTAATAGAAGAAAATTACATTGAGCCTAGAATAACGTCTCGGTTATCTAGAACACCGAAACCGTTTTCCATCCAACCATAATAACCTTGCTTTTGTGAGCGATGGAGATTAGGATCTGCGTGAACGCTTAGTTCTTCGCGGATTGGCATTAGGAACGATGGGTTTTGGTTATCAATACCAACAACGATTTCCGTATCGCCAGCAGGTAGAGTTCCACCAAGAACGTCTTCGAAGAATAATTGATACTCTTGATCAACACCAAGCTCATATAGTTCGTGTAGATTAACACCGAAGATACGGCTAACTTGACCATCTTGCATTGAGTAAATTTCTCTACGAGTAACTTCATCAACTTGATCAGCATTCCAGTTACGAATATCTTCGTGACCTTCAACGCTCATATAAAGATCTGTCAACCGTCCCTTTCGCAATGACGCCGAATTACCACCGGCATTACGAGCCATAACACTACGCATTAGTGAAACTAAACGCTTGGTAAACTGGCTACCGTTTGCATCAGCATCATAAACAACAATGTTACGATCAGCGGCGGCAGCAATCAAAGTTGCCCAACCGTCGTTGTTTAACTTACGAACGAAACCGTCACGCATAACTTGTAGCGCACGACCAACAACATCATAACCAGCATCGCGAGCATACCGGAGCAAGAAGTCGATTGAACTTGTGATACCATAAGTTGGGATGGTTAAATAATCGCCTTCAACGGTCTTTTCTGGAATCCGACCGTGACCTGGGTTAGTATAGGCGACGAAATCATCTTCTTGACCTGGGTTTAGCAAGTCAATAGGATACTCAATCACACGTTCGGTTTGAACGATTGACTGATATGGTTGTAGCAAATCGCCAACAAGAATGGCTTGCCGTAGTGGCATTTCCATAGCTTTAGCAATTTGGTCTTGAGCTTCTAGAGCCTTAGCCCCACCAGAAGCAGAAGCCTTTAAAAGCTGAATAAATTCAGGTGATGGTTTCTCGAACATTTAACTATTCTCCTATTATTATGGTAGATTGATTGATACTTTAGCGAAGCCGTTTTCGTCTTTGCTGGTATCAAACCTACCAGCCACGACCGAACCAGCATAATTCGTGCTAGTGAAATAACCGCTTGCACCAACATAAGCAACCGCACCTGCTGTTGGAGAAACGCCAGGATAAATCATATTGGTCGTAACTTGACCTTTCTTCAAAATGGTGACTTTGCCACCCTTCTGAACTTCATCCTTGTGATGATTTAAGTGATACTTACTTAGGTCAACATCTACCATATCATTTAAAAGAACACCAAGAGCAACCTTACCTGATGGTGAGGCCGCAGCGATAGCTAGATGAGCGACATTATCATTTGAAACGCCTGACCCACCAGTGCTTAGGACTAGAACCTTACCTCTTTCCTGAACTTCGTCAAGAAAGTAGTCAATGCTGTAGTCAAGACAAACTCGATCTGGTTTTAAAGCCATTATACTATACTCCTATTAAAAAAATTATTCTTTGATTCCGAGGGTTTTTGACATCCACTGACTAGCAGAGGTAAATAATAGTTCGTCATCCTTTGTTGGGGCAACAAAACCAGCCTTTGCATCTTCTTCTTTCTTATCTAAAGAAGCCTTAGCTTTCTTGGCCTTTTCTTCTTCTTCTTTTTCCATTGCTGTCTCTTTTTCTTCATCAGTTTTAGATTCGTCTTTCTTAGCTACTGAATGTAGAGCAACAACTTCTTTAAACATTTCGTCGCTTGCTTGAGCAAACTTTTCAGCAACTTCTGAAGCCTTGACTGATTCAACACCAGCGCCCAAAAGGGCAGCAACGCGATCTCGCTTTAAAAGTTCGGCTTTCATTTTCTTTTCGTCTTCGTCTTTCTTCTTCATATCTTCGCCATACTTAGCGACAGATGTTTCTAAAGCCTGAATCTTTTCTGACTTCTGACCTGAAAGAGCTTTTTCGTTTACTAACTCGGCTTCGACGGTTTGTTTATCCGCCTTAACCTTATCTAGATCAGCCTTAACCTTTTCTAATTCTGCTTTCGCGTTATCTAAAATGGCCTTAGTTGCGTCTAGTTCTGCTTTTGAAACAGTATTTTCCATTGCTTGACTCCTAAAATCTTCTTGTAAAGATGCTTTTGTTCCGTTGAAACTATACGATGTAATATGTGAACGCTTATTTGCTGGATTGTCTACCAGCCCCTTACCAGAGAAAGTAATGTCTCTCAACAATCTACCAACTCTATAACCTTCATAAGAACCATTTCCGCCATAAGCCCGTAAGTGTTTTGTTATAAATGATGTTTTTTCATTTCTAGCAATAACTAACATACTATTGTCTTCTGCTATAGCGGCGTAATCAAAACCTTTAAAGCGAGCTTCCATAGAAACAAACTTTTTACCGGCTTGAATTTCTGCTATAATCTGGTTCATTCTTGACTGTAATTCAGGATCACTCCATTTCTTATAAATTACAGATCCAACAACAATATCGAAAAAATCAGGAGCTTCTGCTAAACTTAAAGACATATCAATTTCATTACCATCTACACCAACAATGTGAGCAGATGTCATATGTCCAATGATATCTTTTTCATTGTGCATATAGTTGAATTGTTTGTCTATAGCAGTTGATCTTGCTGGCCAAACATCATCTTTAGAAAAAACATCATCATTACCATTCCAGTTAGTAGAAACCAAAATAGACTCAATATAAAATAAGTCTGCTTGATTTGGGTTACCAGAAAGTTTAGCTAATGCTTTATCTATATCAAAATTAAACTTTGGCTCTAAATTTATATCACAAGTGAAAGCAACAGAAGTATCTTTTTCAATACTTTCTTTTAAACCTGCTTTTACTTCGTGTTCATAAATTTTCATATATTGTATCCTCTATTGTAATATACACAAAGTCTTTAAAAAACATTGTGGTTTAAGAAATATAACATAGCCAATGAGTGGCGTTTTTGTTCTACATTAACATCATTATCCAGTATTTGATCTATATCATCTTTAAAAGTATCATTATACCTTTCTTTAAAAGCAACATAAATCGTATCATTATTTAATTCACTAAAAGGAGAAATATTAAATAAACAATTGGCCTTTAGCTTTTCTAGACTTTCTTTTTGTGGACCAGTTAGACTTCTAACATTTTTAGTGTCAGTAGATTCTAATACAGCTTTAGTAATAAATTCAGAAACTTTTGATTGTGCTTCTGCACACCATACAAGAAGTTGTTTTGACTTAGCTATCCTTGCCTCATCACCAGTCTTAGATTCTCTCTTTTTTGTTTCTGTAATATTTTTTGGTCTACCGTTAGGTTTAACTTCATCCTTTCTACCAAAATCCTTGGCTACCATCTGAGCATCCATTTTACTAACCTCCCCAGGTTTCTTTTCTTCCAACTCAATGCCCATTTCAGACGGAGTAATTGTTCCGCCAGAAAGAAGAATCTTTTTATATTCATGAATCTTTTCAGGATTATGGAACGGACTTGCTTTCTCTGGCATACTATTTCCCCTCTTTTTAACTTCTCTTTTGATTCTAGACTTTTCAATTTCTGGATTAATTCCAAACTTCTCACGAAGAGTATCGTGGCAAATAATATCTCTATCAGCTAAATTAATTAATAGTTGTTTTTCAGCAGCTTCATCCGTTAGAATCATATTATCAAATTCTACAATTGCTGGTTGATTAAAACCCATAGCCTTTTGAACTATTTTAATTTCATTATTCCAAAACTCAACTATGTGATTTCTTCCATAGTTTAGTCTTTCTATTAGAGTTTTAAGAGATATAAAATTAGTTCCACCAGAACGGTCAGCGTCACCACGCAAAACAACAGGAATACCAAGTCCATCATAAATAGCATCAAGAGTTGGTTTATATTTCTCTTGCCCTAAAAAATTATGTATTTGAGTGTTGCTTTCTTTAAAATCTAATTCTGGACCCCAAACTAAATCTAAAGTACCACCACCAATATTATTATCTAGAATATTTCTTAGTTTTGCAATCATACCTTTGGTTGGTAGAATTGTGGTTTGAGGAGAATCAGTTAGTCTACCAATAGTCCACAATCTAACATTAGAAATAGCTCCATCAAGAGCAGAAATATCAGCAAGCTTTAACTTCTCTAAACCTACTAAATCATCAAAAATAGGATAAGTTACTGGTTTACCCCAAGTTTGCCAGTCATCTTTTTTATAATGGAAGACCTGTAGCCGGGATTGATCAAGAATAATATTTCTCTTTCTTGTCCTTATAGCTTCTCGAATATCAGGAGGAAGATCTTGTGTTATTTGCTTAAATATCTTTTCTCTTTCAATACCGGTAAAACCGTCGATATACTCTGTGAAATAAGTAGGAAGAGTTAGAACATATATATTCTTTGTGGTAAAAGAAGAAATATTTTCACCAATCACATCTAAGGTTGATGGATTAATAAAAGAATACCTTATAGGAATCCCTGCAGTATTATATGTTCTATAAGCGGCAAAAACACCAAGTCTATAAAGACAGTTTAATGCACGTTCCGTTCTTTCTGTACCATGAATTAAATCCCACCAATCTTTAAAAAACTTATCAACATGAGGAATTGTATGAGATACTTTTATTCCTTTTGTGGCGAAATCTGCCATCAGGTCAATTACGTTGCGAACAATCCCAACTCTGTCATAAGCTTGTTGAGCAACATTTAATATCCCTCTTCTTGTGGTTGGATTAGCTTCCTTCTCTCTAAAGTGATTATAATCTTTACGACCGTAATCACTCTTAATAGAGATATTAGTATCCCAATTTTCAAATGTTCTACCTATTGTTCCTACCGATTTATCTTTACAAAAAGAATCTTCATAAGCATTGCTTGATGCTAGGGCTTTTCCAATAGATGATTTTTCACTCAACTCAATAAATAGTTTATCGCTCATTACTTATGTTAATCCAATTGATTTGTGTTTTAATTCGATTGATCAAAAATAACTACACAAATAGGAAAAACTAAGAATATAAGTCGTTAAGTTGGTTTGTTATCCATGCTGGGCCAATAAAATCTTTACCGTGGCCAGCCTCCTGTTTATTCATTAATCCCATTACATCGTACTTAGGAATATAATTAGGACCAGACATTTTTCTAGCAGCAGCATTTGCCATAACTAGAGCAGAATATCTATCCTTTCTCATTTTGCCCTTTTCTGTTCCACTGATTTTTATATCAGGAGTATCCCATCTTTCTCTTCCCATAGCTGTTCTTGTAATAACAATCTGAGATAATTCTTTTTTAAGTTCTTCTATTTCTTCAATAGCGTCCTCATAACTATCATATAGTCTAACTCCATTAATAGACTCTCCAGAATCTTGTCTCATATTAATCTTATTCATAGCCGCTGCAACAGCAGAAACGGCTGGATTAAATCTTGGGAAAAGGAGAATCTTATCTTCAAAATCCTTTTTCATTGAGTGGTTGGCAAATGAGGTATATTCGGCAGATGCGAAATTAACCATCTCCACAATATGTAGACCTTCTTCTCCATCACTATCTTTATTTTTATCCTCTTCAATAACTTCCCACAAAGGATGTTCTCCTTCCTTGAGTTTTGTGGTATCATGCAAAGCTTCGTATACAGCTTTACCACCACCCTGACTATCAATAGCTAAATGTACACAAGGAAATAAGATCATAAGATCCCTAATCTTTCTCGCCGTATATCCATAGAAATCATTTTCTTCTATTATTCCAGCCTTTCTCTTTGCTTTAAACTCTTCGCTATTTGTTGTCCAAACGTGAACTATTCTTCTGTGGTCTTGATGGAGTTCTATTACTACAATAGCAAATCTATCTTGTTCTGATGCTGGGTCAATACCAATAATATACTCTCTTCCCTTTTCACCCTTAACTCTAGCTTCAAATACAACGCGACCAGAAGGATGAGTAATATCATTTTCTTCATTTGCTGTACATTTTTCTAAGAGAGAAGCTTTAAAGAACCCATTAGAGTCTTTGGAAAATATAGCGTCGAATTCTAATTGGTATGTATCACTAGGTAAAGTGGCTTTTGATCGTGCTAATTGTGATGCATCCATAAACCCAGGAGGTAATAAATTAGCTGGTAATCTAACAACACAATAGTCTTTCCAGTTAAAACTATCATCTATTTCTTGATCACCGAAAATAGTTTGTAGTTTTTTCTTTTCACCACGACTATGAATAATCTGTTTCCACTTTTCCCAATATTGTGCAAAATGGTTAAAGTGATAGTATGCGGTTCCAGATAGGATAATTTGGTTTCCAATACCATCATACTCATCTATATCTTCTTCTAGTTCTATACCAAGTTGATTAGCAAAGACTTGGGATGCTTTTAATTTTACCTGACTCATTGGGTCAGCAGAAACAGCTCCGAAACCAGCAATAACCGTTTCAAAGATTTCTTTTGATTGAGAATTATGTTGAACAAATCCATTGGCTATAAAAGAATGTGTTTTAGGCATATGAAAATCATAAAGAACCTCTTTTTCTGGAAGCTTTTCTATAGACTTTATTTTTAGATATTCTGTATTATTTTCCCAAAAGATATTAAAAGCGGCGATACATTCTTCTTCTGTGTCAAACGTTCCTAAATATTTATTTTTATCGCACTGATTAGTAGAAACAACGAATCTTTTACCATTATTACTTTTGTTAATAATTGGAGATCTATCTCTGGTGGCAGTAATTTCATCAGGGTTTTTTATATCTTTCCATTTTTGAACATTTAATAAATTAAATAATTTAACTGCATTACTACCTCTAGTAACAAGTCTAAAAGATTCATTTTTACTATTTTTCATGACTCCTCTATCGTTAGTTCCAGAAAGTATTCCAAATTTTAATAATAATAATTGAACCTGTTTCAATAATTCCTTACTAGAAGTATAATAAACAACTTGAAATTCTTTTACTGTGCCGGTAGATCTCTTAGCTTGACAATAAAATGCTGTACCATCACCCTCATAGAGTCCACTTAAAAAGGATAAAACGCATTCTTTTGTTGATCTTAATATAGAATGCGGCACCTGCTTTTCTATAGATTTAACATAATCAACACCCATATCTCTAAGCATAGTTCTATATTTAGTATTACTATATTGTATATCCCAAGAATCTTTGCAATTCCAACCTCTATCGTTAGTATGGGCGGGTTTAAACGATTCATTCCATTCAAAATTATATTTATTTTTTATTAAATCTATTAGTGATCTATCTGTGTTTTTAATACTAATAAAATTTCTGTTAGTAACTGTTCCCTCAGACACCAAAATTCCTATTAACCATGCTAGATCTTTATCTAAAATATTGCCATTTTTATCTTTATATTCTTCTTTAGGAAAATAGTCATTAAATCCTAGTTTTATATAATCGGACGTTTTTAGTTCTAGTGTTTTTCTCCATCCTTTATATGTCATAACCTGATGAATCTCAGAACAATCAATAGTAAATCCATATTGCGTTGTTATTCTATAAACATCAACTTTTGGCGTTCTGAAAATTGTATCAGGATACTCAAATTCATTATCTTTATTTAATAAAGAATAAGCTTCTCCATCAAGATAATCTTCAATTTTTACTATACCTAAGTCTGTTTGTAGCAAGGAGTTACGGCTCAAACAGGCAAATTCATCTGCAAGAATTTCCGAACTACGCTCTCCCCGAATTTTATCCCCCGATCCGATTGGAAGGGCCGTTACTTTACTTGTTCCTAAAGTTAGATGACATCTATCATTAGAAAAGTGAGGCTCGTCTTTAATAATACTTCTTAAAACAGGAGAATTATCATATATGGTTTTAATATAATTGAATACTAATTTAGACTGTCTGAACACAGAACCAACAATAACCACCTTCCTATTAGGAATTAATAAAGCTCTTAATAAAGCGTAGACCGCCAAAATAAAAGTTTTACCACAACCTCTAGATCCAACTAGCATCGGGAATTTATGCGTCCACATTTGTTGCAAGATAACAACTTGAAAAGGAGCAAGGTTAATATTGAGTAGGACTTTTGCGGCGAGTCCTAAATATTCTGGCCTGGTGAGTAGCCAAGAGTAATATAATTCTGGTCTATGAGAACAAACATCTGGAATAACTTCCATAGGGTTATATAATGTTTTCTCGTTGATGATGACGTTGAGCCAAGCATCTTGTAAGATTTGATGAACATTATATCCATCGATTTTATCCGATTTTGTTTTCTTTCTCATATGACTCCAATAGAAAATTGTAAGCTTGTTGTTCTGCTTGTTCTTTAGAAGGACAAAATATAATATCTATATCGTAGGTGTCCTTGATTGAATAGAGGCGTTTTTTGAGGAATCCAGCAGACATTCTTATTTGTGACCATTTGTTTTCTGGGATTGAAGATTTCTTCGGGAAGACATCTAAATCATATTCGTCAAATTCCATTATTATTATTTTGTGGTTGAATAGACACATTCTCAATAGTTCATTAGAGAACTGTTTCCACTTAAAACCCAAGTTAATAGCTATCTCGCCAGTATTTCTCTTTCTTTCAATACACGTTTTTGTTTCTAGGCCACATAAAGAATAATCTCCGGTCTTTAATCCTTTAACTTTGGTTTCAGCATTATAGAAGGAAAAATCCCAAGGGTACTTTTCTCTTGTGTCTTGGATGATTATCATTTCTTCTTTTTACTCTGAACTATCTCACTTAATAAAGGAGCAAATCTATGTTCGTGGCCTGTAACCATTTTGTGGCATTTGTTTTTACACAGGAGAATTAGATTGTCTATATCCTCTCTACATAGAATAGAATCTGAATAACGTAGGATATGGTGGACTTCTAGATTGCGACCTTTATATCCGCACAACTGACAAGTGTTTTTATCTCGTCTCTTTACCTTATCTTTGATCTTCTTGTAGTCATCAGATACTGGCCTCATTCCCTTTCTTTTCTTCATAGCAAATCTCCAAAAAGGAAAATATTATTTAACTGTGGATGAATTTAAAATTGGAATATCCACGACACCGTCTGCATAAACGTGAAAATCAGAAAGCCTTTTATATTCTACTTCTGTGGCGATCCTATGCTTTTCCATCTCTATACCTAGCTGGCGTCTTAGACCAGAATCCTTGATAAGATCCTTGACCCAATCCACGAATGTTTCTTTTGAACTTTCAATAGATTTTAATCGTTGATCTCTTGTAGCCTTAAGAGCAGAATATATTTGTGTTTTAGCTTTGTGTATTTCGTTATATTCTTTTTGTGTTTGGCCCAGAGATCTATAGAGAGATTCTATCTGTATGGTATAGTGTTTGAGGAGTTCCAGATCGTTATCTTTCTTAAGTCTTTCTTTCTGGATACAAGAGTTTATTTCAGAGATAGCTTGATTCATATCGGCTTCTTGATTTAAGAGCCTATTCATCAATATCTCAAACTTTATCATATCGACTATCTGCATTTCTTCTGTATGCATGATATCATCGTTGAATTGCTTTGCTGTATTTAGCCAGTGATATTCAAAAACCTCTAGTTCTTTCTCAGAAAATTGTCTAACTAAGTCATCGTAGTACACGGATTTTGACAACTTAACCAGGCCACTATCTTTAGTATTACTACGAGAAGAATAATATTTTAGTAGACCATTATCCTTCATGTACTTTTTTACAGCATCTTTGTTGCGGCCTAAATTGACAGCTATTTCTTCTGGTGGAATCTGACCAGCATTATCCACTATGTATTTCTTGTCGTCTGCGGACCAAGGGCCACGTTTGAAAGTTTCACTCATCGTTGTTTCCAAGATATGAAGAGGGAAATAGAATATTCTTTATCATTTCTCGAATCTTCTTTTTGCGGGTTGGAGGTATCTGGACCCCATTGATCAACATAAGATAATCTTCTCTGTATTCTGCCGGAAGATTAAGATCAATTTTCCTTTTTATTTCATCGCAATCTAGGTTGTCTTCTACGCCGTCTTCTAGAAGAAAAGAATTATTTTGTTGCGAGACGGTATCTATTGGGAGAGCATAGATTACTGATGCGTGGCGGGCATTTGCTTTATCTCTTTTTAGGTTTTTTAGACGATTAGATAGGTGACAAAGAAGAAAGTGTTCTAGTGGAATTGAGCCATTGTATCTTGGTATGGCATTGAGACACATAATAAAGGCTTCTTGTTCTATGTCTTCCCTATCATAGTTTATGAACGCATACTTTGCTGACATCTTCTTTGATACTTTTTGAATTATGCTTAATGTTTCCTGATCCATGCTGCTCCAAGATTGATGCCATTGATTTGTCTTCTTGAAGAAGTTCTTTGTTGATTTCTTCTTGTAGTTCTAAAGATGCAATGGTTTTGATTTCTGAATTTATGAACATATTTTTATCCTATTTATAATATAGAGTTTTGGTGCCTATGAGTATATTACACGACTTTGTCTTGAACAAAAATTAGATTGTTGCTTTTAGGGGCTAGAGGTTTCGAGTGGTGTGATATGTATTGTTATTTTGGGCTTTACTTATTGGGGGACGCCTGCCAAAATCGGTGGGATTTATATCTTGTTTGTTTTGGGTTTACTTATTGGTAGGGTTGGGGGGAATTGGTGATAGACGCCCCCGCGCAGCGGGCGACCCCCACCCCCCGTTCGGGGGGTGATAGAACCCCCCTGCCATTCTGGCAGGTCATTTTGGCAGCTGCCGTTTTGGCAGCCGCCATTTTGACAGTGTCAATTTGGCATGTCAAACTGACAGCCTGCCGTTTTGGCAGACTGCCAGAATGACAGCCGGCGATTATTCGCCAGCGTCGTCGTCGCCAGCGTCGTCGTCGCCAGCGTCGTCGTCGTCGAACATGCTAAGCATGTCAAACGGCTTCGCCCCACGCCCTTGCGATTCCTTCACGCCACCAAACAACGGGATCAGCTTGTCAATCGCCGCCGCGAATTCATCCATCTTCGCACGATGATCGTCCGACAGTTTTGACGTTCGACTATCGCGAACGGGCTTGCAACCCGGTCCCAAAGTGCTGCTCCAGCCTGTTGCCGAAGCAAACCTGAAAACTTCCTTCCAATCCTTCAGAGTCTTCACTACTGACTTGTCTTGCGTCGTTTGCAGTTTGAACGTCTCGATCAATTCGTCTCGCGTCCAAACCTTACCGCGCAAAACCGCTTCGCGTGCTGCCTTCGTCGCATAACCCTTAACTGACATAATTCAAACTCCAAAACATTGAACCAAAAAAAATTAAAAAATTGTCACCGTCAAGCCTACGCTTGACGCAAATTCTACCTTCGAACTAGGTCAAAGGCAGTTCAAGCGGTTCATTAACTTCCCGCAACCTTGCCAACCTTTCAACCCTTGCAATCCTATCTGATCGCTCTTCAGGGGTCAAATGGTCAATCCTTTTTTCCCGCAAGCCCTTTTTGTAGGCAAGAAGGATCTTCTGCACTTCCATAGTTCACCAATTTGAGAAACAACAGTTTGACCGACTGTGGAATTCTACCTTCCACAATCGGCACTTGCAAGGGGGTTTGAACAATCTTTTTTTGATTGTCTCATCCCCTCGCCGCTTGAATCATATACGGCACGACATTTGCAATACACTACCAAATTCAAAAAGACCAGCAAATTCGTTGATAGAAATCTTTTGCAGAATGTTTTGGGACACTTAGTTTTTGCACAAAGACACTTTAAGAATCTTTTTTTCAAGAATTGTCAAGATTTTTTTTCATTATGCTTAATAAGGTTAAATCCTACACTAAAGACGAATAATAGGGTCACAATGGTAATCATCGCCCCATTGTCGGCATTGTAAAATCCTATGTCAAGAATTTGGCGAATAATGCCGAAGGCGACCGCGACCGCTGGCAGGGTCTCAGTGCTGGCAGAGGCGACCGCGACCGCTGGCAGGGTCTCAGTGCTGGCAGAGGCGACCGCGACCGC